ATGATGACACATGTCAAGCGTTCTCTGATCCCGGACGGGCCTCACGCGAATCGGGTGTATTCACCCGACATTCTCCCGCAGCTCCAATCGCTGCTGGCCGCTCTCGCGGACATTGAAGTTGCCCATGCCCGACGCATCGAGGCGCTCAAGAGCAGCCCGATGGACGATCACCGCAAGGCGCAGCTGATCTCCGATCTGCGCCAGAGCCATCGGCAGCAGCGCGCCCGCTATGTCGGAGAACTGACCGCATTGGAGAAGCGGATGGAATCCGCCTGCGGCTGAGATCGCGGCATTGGGAAGATTCACCCGATGAAGGTGGGGCGGACGAGCCGGAGAGAAGCCCGCAGCACCCCGCCGGCGACAGAGGGAGCAGGTTCGTTCAAGGAACGGCCTGAGCTTTGCTCCTGTCCATCTCTGACATAGCGCCCTACCGGGCTCTCGTGCCGATCTGCAATCGGCAGACGTCCGGATGCAGCAATGGCGCTTCCTCGATCCGGATCCGCGCGCCTTGCGGTCCGGCCCTCGCATTCGGATCAACGCCGGCAGGCACTCGCCCCCAACCCTGTTATCAGCACCTGATCGCGTCGACGATGGAGTTAATCCAGGCCGCGTCAATGAATTGGACAGGAGCGCATGCATATCGGCAGCCGCGAGGTGCCCGCTAAGCGCTACGGGCGCTGCATAATAACCTAGAGAGCGGCCATAAGGGTCGCCCCTTCTGTTTGATGCGGGCAGCCATGGACGAAACTGCGGCCCTGGCACTTTCCCTTGGTGCTGGTTTTATCTCTGCTCCAGGCGTGGCAAACATTCTCAGGAAGGATGGCTCCGCACAAACCAAAAGGCAGAGTCTTGCAGCAGTAGTCACGGGCATCGTCATATGGCTCGTGGTTTACTCTGCGCGAACCAAGTAGCCCCAAGGACGAGAAACAGCCTCGCCAGCCGAAGCCGGCAGGGCCAAGGGGTTGAAGAGAGTTGCCGCATCTCCTGGGGATGACGACTGTCTGAGGAAAGATGGGCGGTAAAACGGCGTTCAAGTGGGGCAGTGAGATTACACAGAAGCAGCTCTCCGAAGAAGACCTGCCGGGCTTTGAACGGTGCGGGGCTATCTATCCTGATTTTACGAAGCAGCGAGACTTCGGCCGTCGATAAAAAATCCGCGGACCCGAGCTAACGGGACACAAATCTTGCGAGAATTTCTGCGTCGTACAGAGATCATCTCACGAGAGGCAAGGCACGTCCTGAGCGATGCCTGATTGCCCCATGCTATCGCCCTGGCAAGGGGAGGCCATGTCGACAGCGACCTCTGCAAGACCGCGAAATACTTCCTTCACGTCTTCGGGGGCCTGATCCCAGGTCTGCTCATCGTTATCGACGCCGTAGAACGCTCGAGCGACACGCTCGATTTGCTGGCTCTGTCCCATTTTGCCTCAAATCTGCTCTTCTGGGGATAAACGCCCATCCGGCCAGTTTTATTCCCTATGACCGATGGCCTAGGCCATATGTTCTATTCGGAGGAGATCCGCTGCATGTGCAGGCAACCGAGAATACACCCTGCACCCCGAAAGCCGGGAGGGTGTCTTGTCCAAGCAATGTGCCGCGAAGTAAATCAAAGGCATGAGACCTTCTTCCTTTGAATCCTCGCGGGGCGCTCGCCCTGTTGTCTTTCCCTTCGTTGCAAATGCCGCAACCAGTGAATAGAATCGAATTCCGTCTATCCGATCAAACCTAGGTAATTATGCGAAACCGGCTTGCGCTTCTTAAGATCGTCCTTGCTCTAGCCTGCCTTAATACTGAACTGAGCGCAAAAGCAGCCGCGCCTGCTCTGAAACAGGACTTCGGCGCAGGAGCCGTGGGCTTGCCCCCGCTTCCACAGCCAAGAACGACGGCGTACCAGTTCTATCGCCTGGAATTCCTTCCCGATGGCTATCCCGGTCGTCTGCTGAAAAATGGAAAGACTGTCCCTCACCCGATCTATGGGACCTATGTGATTCGGGATTACATCGGGCTCTATACGAAGACTGACGATAGAAGGTATCTCGATGCGGCTAAACGGGTCGCGGATGCCACTATCACTCGGATGGACAGCATCGACGGATTTGATGCTCTGGCATACTACTACGACCCTAACAACGGTCTCACTAATCTCCCTAGGCGGTTCTATTCGGGACTGACCCAGGCCCGCTATCTCGCCGCCTTCCAAATGCTCTACGAAGCTAGCCGGGAGGAAAAATATAGAGTCGTAGCGCGCAAGATATTCAATAGCCTGAAAGTTCCCTCGCCCCAAGGCGGCGTGCTGGTTGAGTCGAGTTATGGGACAACCCTCGAGGAGTTCCCCCATGAGATCCCCACATACGTTTTGAACGGATGGACCACGATAATTCTAGAGCTGGTGCGGTACGAGAAGGCTACACAGGACCCAGAAGCGGCACGACTCATCCAAGACAATCTCTCGACGCTGGAGAAACTGCTACCGAGGTACGATTATCCAGAGCTGTTTCTTTCACGCTACCAACTTACAGGATCAGCGCGCCTGAAGTTCGTATTCCATCAACCGAACATGTGCAAAATCACGGCGTTTGGGACCTATGTTGATGGAATTCGATATTCCGCCAGTTCAGGAAGTACGAGCAGGTGGGACAACCATGTTGTCCCCGAGAAGACGGATCAGGATGGATATCCGACGAGCAGCGAAATCCTTGTCAATGGCGTCTTCAGCGCGATCAACGACAGGCAGCGTTACGACTTCAGCGCTGACTGCAAAGATGCCGCAAAGGTACAGACCTACATCGGCGTCAGCAAGTACGACGTCTTCCATTCAAGCGTCTTGCCCGAACAGTGGGTGAAAATCGATGAGAGACACCTCCCGAAGGGGGCAAGCACCTCAACCGTTGAACCAGAGAACGAGCCGTTCAAGCTGGTCGCCTACCCCACCAACTTCTACAAGAACATTGGCGGAAAACGTTATAATGTTTACCATTGGTTGCACATCACAAATCTCGACCGGTTAGCGAACGAGACGGGCAGCGAAATTCTTCGCACATGGTCCGGCAGATGGCACGACTATACGCGGGAGTGGGCAAAATCCGCTATCATCGCTCAGCCGAATGTGTCCTTCGAGTGCTATCCGGGACCGTGTACAACCGGCGTTTCCGATAAGCCGGACGAGGGCGAAGATTAGGCCCCTTCACAAAGCCATCATGGACGCTCTGAGGCGATTTGATGGGGCGAAGCCGCCTGGTTCCCAGACCGGTGAGTGATGACCACGCGAAGCAGGGGGACATCCATGCCCCACACCCGCTTTACGAAGGAGTTTCGGATGAGGCTGTGCGGCTTGCTCCGACGAGCGGCCGCAGCCGGCGTGAGGTCGCCGCGGATCTCGGCATCGGCCTGTCGCCCCTGCGCCCCTGGCTCGACTGCCGCCTCGAGCGCAAGATCGGCGCCCGAGGAGCGCCGAAATCCGAGCTCGTCTGGCGCGCCGTCTTCCAAACGCGCGCCGAGGTCATGACGGCGATCGGCCGTTGCATCGACGGCTTCGATAGCTCTGTCCGGCGTCCTTCGACGCTCGACTACGTCAGTCCGGTTCAGTTCGAAAGGCTGACCGGATAGATCCAAAGCCGCTCTCCACCAACCCGAAGCAAGTCCACCAGACGCCAATCTCTCGGCTTTGGCCCGGGTTCTGTCCTGGGGGCTAGATCGCGGCCTCGTGGACGACAATCCGCTGTCGATCTTCGCGCTAGCTTGTTCATCCAACCGGGCGGAGCAGATCTGGCTCCCCGAGCACGTGAAGGCCTTCAATGAGGCGACGCCTGAGGAAATGAAGGTGGCGCTCGCCCCACGATCATACGGGGACAGCGCCAGGGAGACGTTCTGGTCCTGCCCTGGTCCGCCTATGACGGTAACGCCATCAGCTTGCGTCAGGGCAAGATGCGCCGGCACGCTTGATCCCGTGCGCCTCGGCGCTGAAGGAGACGCTAGACAGCCTTCCCTGTCGAGCCATCCAGATCCTCACTCGGACAGACAGCGCAACGGTATCCGAGATTGCGACCATCACCGACCACACCCAGGCTCATGCACAGAAGATTTTGGATCGCAATTTGGCCCGGACTCGCACTCTGGCAGAATCAGCCATTGCGAAATTGGGCGAGCACCATAGGAATAAACAGGCGCATAGTTTGCAAACTATTCTGCAAACCGAAACTTGCAGAGGTCGGCGAAGATCCCAAAAACCTCAAGGAATTCAATGGTCGGAGCGGCGGGATTTGAACCCACGACCCCTAGTCCCCCAGACTAGTGCGCTAACCGGGCTGCGCTACGCTCCGACTGCCGAAAGGCTTGGATCGTCTAGCTATTTTGCCTTGGCGACGCAACCCCTAAAATTCACGTTCGGAACAGAAAGGAACCGAACGGCACAGTTCGGGACGCAAATCCCCGAAAAAGTCCCGAACCGCTGTTCTGGGCTTGTTCCCGCCCCTCTCTCTATCGGGAGGATGTGAGATGAGGCGGTACGCTGAAGACACGTCCGTCTCGACGGACAAGAGCATTGCTGAGATCCGCAATACGGTTCGACGCTACGGTGCGTCCGAGTTCATGCATGCCGAGGGCGACACCCAGGCTGTTATCATGTTCTCGATGCACGACCGGCGTGTGATGTTCCGGGTCAACATGCCCGATCCGAAGGCCAAGCAGTTCACCCATACGCCGGAACAGCGGAAGTTGCGTTCGGCCGCTGCGGCCCAGGCAGCATGGGAACAGGCCTGCCGGGCCCGGTGGCGCTCCTTGGCTCTCGTAGTCAAGGCTAAGCTGGAGGCGGTCGCCTTGGGTATCACCGAGTTTGAAACTGAGTTCCTCGGCAACATCGTCATGCCCGGCACGAGTTGCACCGTGGGCGAGTTCGTGAAGGAGGACCTGCGGCTTGCCTATGAGGTCGGGCATACCGTTCCGCTCCTTCCCCATGGAGGCCGAGCATGAGCAAGTCCCTTCCCGCCCCTCTCACGGCTTGGAGGGCGGGGGATGAGTGAAGCCCTGAAGCCCTGCCCCTTCTGCGGAGGGAAAGCCGAGTTTGAGCGCAAGGGGACTGCCCGTTACTCAACCATCATCAGCTGTACCAACTGTGGCGCGAGGCTGGAGACGGGAGCGGAGTGGGCCCATGAGCGTGAATGGAACGAGCGCGCCTGCGACAAGGGCCTAGAACAAGTCGCTGCGGGTCTCGTCATGCTGCAAAGGGCAGTTCAGGAGGGAGATCCTCACAGGGAACTTCTTGTGCGGGTCTCGGACCTCATCAAGGAAGTCGCCGCCCTCTCCACCCCTCTGTCCTGCCTTGCTCTGGGAGGGGAGGAATGAGTGAGCCTATCGCGTGGGAAAGCACCACGGTTGTGTTCAAGCGGTTTCTCACCGAGACACAGTATCAGCGGCTCCGACCCTCATACCGCCGATGGTATCGACCATATCGATGCGCCTGCTGCACCGCCCTCACCTCTCCCCTTGCTCTGGATGGGAGGGAGGGCGAATGACCGGGATTTGAAGGAAGATAGCCCTACGTAGAAAGGCACCCCCGATGAGATGCGGGAGCGTATGAGCCAGTTTGCCCCCTTGAGTTTAAGCAAAAGGGCGACCAAAGCCGCCCTTCTTTTCTCGTTCGGAAATTATCCGTAAGCAGCCATTCTCTCTTCAGGCTCATCGCCAATCGAGAGAGCCCTCCGCACAACATCGGGCTCTTTATCGATAATGGAAAGAAGCACACGGGCTGGTCCCTCGGGGCGGCGATCCCCCTGCTCCCAATGACGCACTGCAGCTAGGCTGAACCCAAAGCGAACGGCAAACTCACGCTGGGTCAGATCGAGCTTTCTACGAATAGCTCGCACATCGACGCTGTCGGGGACGCATACGCTGCGTTCCCGTACGTTGGTCGCTTCTCCCCGGGCATGCGCAAGCGCCTCCTGTAGCCCAGCGATGATCTTGCGACCGCTCATGACTCACCTCCTGTGTGACCTTCTTACTTTCTTACTTTTTACTCTTTACGCGCCTTTTCCGGTAACCAACCGGAGGGTGACCTTCAATTTCTCACGCACAATCTCATCAACGAGATCGCGCATGAGGCGTTTCTCCTTAGCGGTGAGATCAAGCTTCTCACCTTTTGCGTAAACCGCCAGGATGTAGACGGGCATGTTGAGATCTCTGAAGTAGTAGATCACACGTGCTCCGCCGCGCTTACCTTGGCCTCTCGCCGGCCATCGAAGTTTTCGAATGCCGCCAGTATCCGGGATGACCTTGCCAGACTCGGGGTAAACCGCGAGATGGTTGATCAACTCTTCATATTCTTCCTGCGTGAAGACTGCATTTGCATCACGAATGCTGGCTTCAAGCTCTGCGATAGTTATGTTGTAGTTACACGCATTGAACATTTTTCTTGCTCTGCGAAGGTTGTCGGGTGCCGCCCCCAGCCCTCCTTCTGGTCCCAGTCCAACCGCAGGCAGCAATGTGTCACTACTCCATTGGAATACCGAAAGCAACAAGAAAATGCGCCATTGGAATACTTGTTCCAGGTTAAAGCTAAGTTAACGTCGCCCTGATACCCCCCCTCCTTATGACCTACTCCCGCGACACCACCGCCCTCTCTGAACTCACCGACCAGCCCGTCAACACCTGGTCTGAGGAATGGCGGATAGAGACTGAAGCCCGTGCCATCCTGAAGATGTCCAAGGACGAGCGGGACGCCTTCTTCAACGGGAGGAAGGATGCGGACGGGAAGACCATCGACCGGGGCGTAGTCGCCATTCGGGGCCTCACGTCTGCCGAGCAGATCAAGGCGACCGTGGAGCGGCTGCAGGCCGCACATGCCCAGCGCTCATAATCAACGGGTTGGTCGACTATCCGACTGATCATGCGGGCTATCTAGCGTAAACCTACTTCAACGGCCCTTTATCTGCCCCTACGGCCGTTCCCTTGAGAGCGCCATCGTGGCGCTTTTCTTTTAGGCCACGTGGGGAAGATCGGCCATCCTTGTCGTGTAGAGAGGCGAGCGGTTCTTGAACTTGGTCTCCCAGGGCTTCTTGATGCCGGCCGCTGCCAGGGTCACGGCGCCTCGACCGAACCGGGCATTGGCGGCATCCATGGCCGCCATGAGCCGCCCTCCCCGGTCCTGATCGAAGCCGCCAAAGAGCGCCCGCTGGGCCTTGTCCATCGCCACGAGATCGTCCGTCACCACCCCGGCCTTGCAGTAATGGTATCCGTCCCGCCAGATCTGGCGCGCGCCAGCCTCGGCCGCCTTGACCAGAATGGTGGTGTCGTTGGTCGCCTCGATCAGATGCACCGTCGTCGAGACGCTCCGCTGCGGCCGATCCGTGTCATGACCCGACGTGTGGTAGAAGACCGTAACATGATCGGTCCCGAGACCCTGCTTGCGCAGCTTCTCCGCGAGCCGGCTGGCATGGGAGGCGACAGCCTCCAGCATTTCCCGCAGCTCCGTGACTCGTCCGGCGAAGTGGCGCGTCACAGCGCATCCCTTCTGCTGAGGCGCGACGAGCTCCAGCGGTAGGCATGACGTGCCGCGCAACTCGTGCACGATCTTCTCGCCCACCACCGTCAGGAGCTGCCGCGCCTGGCGCAGGTCCATGTCCTTCAGGTCCGCCACGCTCTCCAGCCCCAAGCGATCGAGTTTCGCCGCGGACGCGCGACCGATCCCCCACACATCCTCGACAGGCCATCGGACCAGCCAATGGGCGCGGATATCCTCGTCGGTCAGATCACAGACCCCACCGAGTTCCGGCACGGCCTTGGCGATCCGGTTTGCGAGCTTCGCCAGCGTCTTGGTGGGGCCAATGCCGACACAAGTCGGAATGCCAACCCATTGCCTGACGGTCGAGCGCAGGTCGCGGGCGTAGGCAATCAGGTCCTTATGCTCGAACCCAGAGACATCGAGAAAGCTCTCGTCGATGGAATAGATCTCCACGTTCGGCGTGAACCGACGATAGACCTCGTTCATGCGCCAGCTCATGTCGCCATAGAGCGTGTAGTTCGAGGAGAAGACCGCCACCCCTTCCCGCTTGCAGAGATCGCGGATTTTGAAGAAGGGCTCGCCCATGCGGATGCCGAGGGCCTTGGCTTCCGCCGTCCTGGCAACGGCGCAGCCATCGTTGTTCGACAGAACGATGACCGGCCGTCCCTCAAGACGAGGATCGAAGACCCGCTCGCACGAGCAATAGAACGAGTTGCCGTCGATGAGGGCGAAGGTCATTTGCGCGCCTCGTACATCCGGCGATAGGTGCTCAGAGCAACCCCGAAGATTTGGTACTCGGAGTGCTCCGACATCTGGAACGGCGGAAACTCGTCGTTCTCGAAAGCGAAGCGAGCCCGCCCGCCGTTGATCAGCAGGCGCTTGACGCTGCGCTCGCCGTCGATGTCCACGACGACGATATGCCGGTTGGCTGGAGTGATGCTGCGGTCGACGATGAGGAGATCGCCAGGGAAGATCCTGGCCTTGACCATCGAATAGCCGCCGACCTTGAAGAGGAAGGTGAAAGCAGGATTGGGCGCCATCCATCGGGGAAGCTCAACCTGTTCCTCGATGTAGTCCTGTGCCGGGGATGGGAAGCCCGCACACAAAACATGACCGTACATCGGGACGTGCACCGTCCCGCTGTCACTGACTTGTGCCAGCACGTCTGCTCTCCATGTTCCTGAGAACATAAAGAGAACATGCTTCCCTAAGGTGTGTCAAACCGCCCCACAATTACATGTGGATAGCGGGGAAATCCGGGTTGCCAGAACATCAATAAGGAACCCGCTGACCAGAGGCAGTAAGGTGTCCGATAGATGGCTCAAGAAGGCAGAACCTGAGAGCCCTCCACCATCCGATATACTTAAGAGCCATTTGAGTTGAGCTATCTCCGCATTGCTTGGCAGAGTCAGTACAACTAATCTGCTCATCAAGGAAAAGGCCGTATTCGATCATTCTGTACTCCTGACTTGGAGCCGGAACATGAAGAAGATCGCCACGATATGCCTAGTTCTTCTCAACCTAAATTTAGGGGTGGTGGCCTCCCCCTTCATAGCTGCTTTGGCCGCGGACAACCCAATTCAGTTCGCCCAGAGCGATGAACAAAAGCGAAGGGAAGCTGAAGAGAGACAACGGCAGTGTGAGCGGGCCAAAGCAGACACGCTAGCTCGCTGCCTGAGTAATGTAAGCTCTGAATTTAGTAGATGCGAAAGCGGTTGCAGTTCCAGCACTGATCACTTCGGCTGTCGTGATCGGTGCAGATCGAGCGAAAGTAGCAATCGGAGTACCTGCCATTCAGGCCTTAGCAGCATGTCTTGCTAGATTAGCTCGCACTGTTGTCACATCGTTATCTCCAAAAACCCCGCCAACCTGAGCCAGCGGGGCGTGGTGTCCAAGCGATGTACCGCATCTCCTGGGGGAGTAACTGTCAGAGCGAAGAGAGGCGCCATGATGGCAAAGTGGGGGTGCGAGATCGCCCAGAAGCAGGCTGCGGGGGAGTACCTGCCCGACCTCCTCAGGTGCGGAGCCATTTATCCGGATTTGGCGAAGCGGTTCGCGCCTACGTCTAAATAACGAGTCTCCGGCGCCTCGACCGGGACCAGTGGCCCCGCTATTCTTAGATCGAGATCCATGGTTTGCCCCTACGGTCAGACTTAAGCGCCTTCGGACGGATGGCGCTTTCTTTTTGTCTACTCCCTCCGCTGCTGGATGACCTCCCGAAGCAGGCTGTCCAGCCGGTCGCCGAGCTTCTCGATCGAGCCCGCTAGCCGCTCCTCAACCTCCCGCAGCACCTCTCGCGACACGAGCCGTTCCGCCTGTGTGACCTGATAGGCGTTCACGGAAGCCTGGAGGATGGCGATCTTTTCATGTGCCTTGTCGGCTTTCTCTTCGGCCGAGATAGCCCGCTTTTCGGCTGCCTGTGCTCTCTGCTCTGCCGCGATCAGGAACCTGATGATGCCGAGGGCGGCGCCCCCAATCATGAAGACGGTCGCGAAGCTGATTTCCCAGTTGAACTGCATGCTCAGCCACCCGCCTTTCCGGACGGCCGGACGGTCTCGGCAATCGCTCTCACCGTGTCCCCGCTCCGCTTAGAGCCTGCCGACGAGCCGAGCCAATACTGCACCACGGTCCCAAAGGCCGGGATGAGCGCGCCGAAGAGTACGTTCAAAAGCTGGGCCTGCGACGGGGGGAGATCGGCCCGCACCACGAACAGCAATGCCATGACGGCGAAGAAGCCGACGATTACGATCACGGACACGACTGGAGCGCCCCAGGCGGCATTATGGCCTTGACGGGCGAGTTCCAAGGTCTGTTGCCTGGCGCTCTGCACGTCCTCGACAGCTAGGCGCGTTTCCTCGAGTTGGATCTTCGCCTGCTCGACAAAGGCATGGGCAAGCGTCGGGTCCATCTGGATCCGGTTTTGCGCCTTCTGCGGGTCGTCCGTGCCGAATACGATTTTGGCAGCGTCGGCCACCTTCCCGGCCGCCGTACCCGCTTTGCCTCCAGCGAACACGCCGATGAGATCGGGAGCGTATTGCAGTAACAGTCCGATAATGGGGTGCATGGAAGGCCTCCTAGCGGATCATTTCCTTGAGGGTTTTGCTGTCGATGCCGAGGAGCGCGGCCACGGCCACAAGGGCCGCCACAAGGGCGGACATGGCTGCGAGCGCCGCAGCGGAGGGGGCGGGTGTCTCAATGGGCTCGATATCAGGAGGCGGCGGGATGTGGTCGGCCGCGGCCGCCATGGCGAGGGCTTCCTTGCGGACGCCTTCCACGCGGCTCGACCAGCCCTTGCCAAACGTGTCCCAAGTCGCGAGCCCGCGAAGGAAGTTCAGCCGATCGTCACAGATGCGGTTGATGACGGTCGAAGGAGGAACCGCCTTTACGGCTTCCAGGGTCTTGGGCCCTACGACCCCATCAGCCGGAGCGAGGACGGCTCGCTGGAGCCACTTGGCGGCACGGCTCGGACCCGAGTTCACGGCTGCATCGAACACGCAGAGGTCCACCCCGGCGGGCAGATCATCCGCCCTCACCCTGTCCCAATAGTTCTGCTTGTAGATCGGAGTCACGGCGGGCACCGTCAGGGACCGGACCTCGGCCTTCGTAGCGGGGCGGCCGAGCCACGCCGACAGAGTGCCGATCGTCACGCCCAGGTTCGTAGCACCGCCTGGGTCCTTCGGGTGATCCACATACCCGCCCTCATGCCTCAGGACGAGCTCCAGCGCCCTCCCGAACGTATCGGTAGCCATGGGTATCCTCTTACTGTTGGACATGAAAAAGCCGCCCGGTGAGGGGCGGCGGGAACTCAGGCTAGAGGTATGGCCATCATGGTCACACCTTCGCTTGAAGGGGTGTACCGTCTGGTGCTCCCCTTGCGGTTATGTCTGAGGGGGTACAGTGCACCGCCTCAGGGCCTCCGCACTATGGAGGCCCTTCGAGGGATACTCGTACTGTGAGTACCCTATCTGCGGGCAGCAAAGGCGAAGGGGTACCGACAGCACAGGCCCCCCTGTTTAGGATCAGGGCGTCCATAGTGTGGACACTCTAAGGGGTGGGTCTACTATACCGCCCCCTTGCACCGCCAAGCGCCGCCCGAAGTTCTCGGTGGTCATAGTGCCCTCGTGATGGGGGTGTGGAAAAGGCCGCCGAAGCGGGTGGGCCTTAGTGCGCGCCTACCGAGGTCAGTCGATGTTGAAGGTAGGGCGCAAGTGACCGCGAATAAGTGCGTGTGAAGTGCCCTCTATCTCGCCACACGATTACATTCCCGACAACTTCGGGGCAGATCCCGTCCGGACAAAAGGCATCAATCATATTGACTATTGTTGCGCCAGCTTTGTTTGCAGCCGGCACTATTGGGTCAAAGCGTTCAATTTCCGTCTTTCGCACAAAACAATCTTCGGGGGGCTTAGTCCCCAAGCACCCTAGCAAATCCTCAGGGAGATTGGGGGTATCCGCCATAACTAGAATACGGGCGCCGCTACGCTTCATTCTCTCAAAAGTTCTGAAGATCGCTTCCACCATGGTATCATTGTTATGTTCCGGGTACAGGCGTTGAAGCGCTGACTGGCTATAAATGATAAGGTCTGGCTTCTCACTCTCAATCCATTTGAGAACATTCTGCCCCCAGACCAAGCATTCAGCGTATTCCTTGCCGAGCCTAACGACAGGCACATCAAGGATCGGGCAAGCTGACTTTGTTTGCAACGTTACTCGCCATCGCTGTTGCTCGCTAATGCTACGCAGAGCCGGGAGCCAGTTTGTAGCCTTTGAGTCACCGGCGAGAACTACATGAAAATTTGAGTTTCGATCGCCAAACTCACACGACCGAACGACTTCGGCAGGCGGGTCAAGGTGGCACTTGTCTCTATAGACGTCGGAGTAATCGCCTCGTGCACTGTGGATTGGGGGCAAAAACTCGGAAGTCGGCGGGACAGCCGCTTTCTCGAACAGGGCTGCAGCTCCGGGATACAACAGGCGCTTGTCGGTATGTGTGGACGCTACCACGTTCTGGCTATTGAGGACGCTCAAAGTGAGTAGTGGCACTGCGATACAACTAAAAACAGCGACGACGACGGTGGGAACAAAAGCGAACGGCGGGAGAGTTACCTTTCTGTAACGGATAGGATCTTCGATCAATACCTTCGAGGCATAGCCAGCAAGCAATGATGCAGTAAGCAATACAATACCTTCGGCCAGAGAGAGCCTCTCAAGACCGAATATGCTCAGATAAAATACAATGAGAGGCCAGTGCCACAGGTATACGGAATAGGAAATATCCCCGATCCGCTGGAATGCAGCAGATGAGAGGACAGGATAAAGAAGGCTGTCTTGCTGATCCCCAGACGCGATCAAGAGGAGCGCCCCGGCGACCGGGAGCACTGCCCAATAGCCTGGGAATGCTGTACTTGCGCTAAAAGCGAAGGCCGATGCAAGTATCAAAAGAAGACCCGTGGCGCGCATCGCCCCTGCGAGCACAGCACGGGGTTTCGGGCATGACAATACGGCTAGAAGCCCGCCAGAACCTAGCTCCCATATACGAGCGTGAGTAGCAAAATATGCATAGGCAGGGTCAGCACGGGTCAGCACTACTGACACAGAAAAGGACAGTACAGTTACAACTGCAAGGATCCACAGCAGGAGAGTCAGGAAACTAAGCCTCCGCCAACATTGCGCTATGACTCCAGCGAAAATTACTAACAGAGGCCAAGCAACATAGAATTGCTCTTCTATGGCAAGAGACCAATAGTGCTGCACCGGGCTAGCTGGGCCATCGGCATTCAAATAGTCTACCGCCATCTCTGCAAGCCGCCAGTTCTCGACATACAAGGCGCTTGCTACAAGAGATCCCGCTACGTCGCGCATATTTGCTGGTGGGAGCAGAGGCATTGCCAGCCCAACTATCAGCAGGACAAAAGTAGCGGCTGGTAAGAGCCTACGGATACGCCCCCCATAAAACTTCGCGAGAGATACCTTTCCAGTTGCCTCGATCTGCCTCAGGAGAGCCGAGGTAATCAGATATCCAGAGATAACGAAGAACACATCGACGCCGACATATCCGCCGGGAAGCACCTCTGGCCAAAGGTGAAATACAAGAACAGAGAGCACTGAGACTGCACGCAGGCCCTGAATATCCGACCGAAAGGCGACATTTTCCTTCATACGGGTGCCCTTAGCAGATAGCTTTCACGGGTCAAGCAGCTGTGGCACCCAGCTTTGCGCAATGTAAGGTAGTTATATTCAGTCGCATACTGCGGGGCCTGAGAGGTGGAACGGGAAGTCAGGCCAGTGGGCTGCTATAGAGCGTTGCGAGCAAGCTAAGACGCCGGCTTCAGCTCGCTTAGGAAGAACGAGAAATCCAAATCCTCACGGGTCGCCGTGCTGCCAACGGTGCCCATTGTCACCTGTAGGCTGTTAGACGAGGCGACGTAGCGGTATGCTGCACGATCGCTGCCGGCCGCCACCATGGCCACAAAGGCATAATCCGTATGGCCGAGATTGTGCGTGATCTGGAAGACGCCGGTCGCCACCTGTGATACAGACCAGCCATTCGGGAGAGTGCCCGTGACGCTGGCACCGAGGCTCCCGCGGACAAATCCCTGGTATGGCAAACCCTGCCCGATAATCGGAGCTTCGACGGCGTCTTTCCAGCGGTTGCCGACATCGCGCAATTTGGTCTGAGCGGACAGGTTGAGATACTTCCTGCCAGCATCGGCCACGTAGGTTCCGAGCCGCGAGAACGTGTTCCCCATCAAGTTGAGGTCGATCGCCCCAGCCGTTCTGATGTTGTTGGTGACAAAACTCGTTGTGCTGATGCGGTTGAAGTTATTGCCGATGAAGGTTGCCGCAACGCGCCCGGCGCCGGCGTTGCTCAGGGACACGTCGAACCCGCCGCGATTGGTCTCGATATAGCACTGCATGAAGGTCGGCCCGGCTTCGCCCGTGGAACCATCCATGCGCAGGAGAACGCCGCCGGTCGAGTTATTGCCCTGCGTGCCGTTGCCCTCGATCTGGCACTTGATGAACGATACGCCCGAGGTGTTATCGTACCCGTCGAAGGCCATCGTGAGGTTCTGCCGCCATTCGCAGCCCAAATAGAGATTGGCGTTCGGCGCACTGTCGCCCTTCTGGGTTTGCGTGCCCTTGTTGTTCGAGGTGAAAGTGAGGCCGGTGAAATTGCTCGACAAACAGCCTTGGTTGAGCAGGCCGACATGGAGGTTGGTGAAGGTGCACTCGGCCACGGTGAGGAATGCGACATCCTGCAGGAATAGGCCAGTCGCCGTTCGGGGCGTCGGAGTGCCGCCCGCAAAACCGAGATCCGAAATCGTGATGTGCGCATGCGAGGCCGATGTGAGAGGATTGTCGCCCTGGATATGGAACGTGTTCATCGCGTCCGTGGACGCCTTGATGATCGTGTTCCCCTTACCATCACCCTTGATGTTTACGCGGCGGGTATTGGTGTTCGGCTCACCAGTCACGCCGCGCAGGTCGAGGAAAATCTTCTGGTAGACGCGGTATGTTCCAGCCGTGAAGTGTAGGGTGCCGCCGCGGGCGAAGATAAAATCAAGCGCCGCCTGGGTCGCCGCGCTGTCGTTGGCGCTATTGTCACCCTTGGCACCGAACATCTTGACGTTCGGTGATGCTTCCGAGAGTTCCCACCACGCACCATCGGCGCTCTGGAAGTGCCACGCCTCCGCGGGGGACGGCGCGGGGGTCCTTTTGTAGAGTGCCCTGCCCCCATCGCCTGCGGCCTCGTACCCAGCTGTCATGATGTAGGTACGCGCGGCCGGGATGTTGGACGCCATGGCCAGAGCCCGAGAGGGATAGGTGGGCACGTCGCCCGCGCCGACAACCGCGGCCTGATCTGCCGCTTGGATTGCCAATTCGGCCGCGGCCTCCGCCTCCTCTGTAGATGCGGCGACCTCGGCCAGCGCTTCATTTTTGGCCGCTTCAATGGCTGGGATAGCCCCCTCCACTGTGGCGATGCCTTCCTCAAGCTCTGTGGCAAGACCCCCGAAGACACCGCGAAGTTCTGCCTTTTTCGGGTGGTAGACGCCCGACTGCGGATCACCGACCGGGAGCGGCGCATTGGTCGGCGGGTTCGGCAGACCATCGCCCGTGAAGCGGTTGAACTCACGGAAGATCCGGTTGATGTCGTCTGAAGCAGCCATAGAAAAACCCATGCGAAAGCGCCCGCGGAAGCGGGGCGGGTGGACAAGAGGGGGTGGAGTTTTTTAGAGAGTGACCGTCACTGGCCCTGTGGGGGCAGACGGGGTTGCGGCGACATTGACCGCGCGGACCCAGTAGCGCCTGGTTCCGGTGCCTGGGGCGGAGTCGGTAAAGAACGCCTCGGCGCCTGCCGCGCCATAGACTTCGGCAATCTTGGTCGCCGCACTGAAGGTCGTGGTCGTGCCGCGATAAACTTCCGTGTAGTAGAAGCCGGTTGTATCTGGATTATCCCAGGAGAGGTTGACCGCACCGCCTGCGACAACGGCCGACAGGTCGGTCGGGGCTGCTGGTGTGGGCGGGTTGATCGTGACCTTGATCTCACGCGTCGGGGACCACGGGCCGGCCGTGCCCTGCGATGTTCGCCACCGCGCCCGAACCTGATAGGTCTTGCCGTCATCGACCAGGCCGGAGAACGCTTCCAGAGACCCGGAGGCGACATCCATCTTCTCCCACTGGTCTCCGGCGAGCCTGTATTCGGCGTCGAGTTGGAGATCCTCACGGCTGGGAGCGGCGACACGGGCCCGGATGGCGGAACCCGTTATGGTGCTCGTGATCGTGCGGTTGACGAGGCGCAGAGCCGGCGTCACGGGCGTCTCAAGCGTCAGGTCAGGGCGAGTATCCTGTGCCGGAGGCGGAGCGTCGAGCTCTTCCGTTGCCGGGTTCCACGCATAAGCAGACGAGTTCAGAGCCGAGATGGAGATTTCGCACCCCGTCAGGTCCGGCCGGATCGAGAAGCCTAGAACAAGGAATGTATCGTCGATCTCCAGTTCCGGCAGCACAACGCGGATGGTGCGTTCGCCCAAGGCATTCAGGCCGGCCAGATTGGTCGTGATCGTGCCACGCCAGCGCGGGTTGCTCTTGGCGATATGGATCTTGGCGAGACGCCGCGCCTGCGAGGCCGAAGGCACGAGATCGAGAGCGAGGTCACTTGTCAGCGGCCCTTGTTCAGCCTGCGCCGCGAGGTCGACCCATGCCGCCGCTTCCGTCGTCTGATAGTCGTGCTGCGGTGACGTGTAGAGTACCTTCAGCTCATTGAAGGCAGCAAACCTGTTGTTACCCTGCTCAAGCTGATGGGCGAGGATGTCCTTCTCTTCGATGGTGACGGTTGGAGGCGTCCAGACGCCGCCGCGAATGGCGATCTTGCCCTCTGCCGTCTGATAGAGCTCCGCATCGCAGGCGGCTCGCATGCGGTCGAGCACGTCCTGCGGGTCCTCCGTCAGAGAATAGATCCCCCAGATGCGATAGCGCTCCTCGGTGCCCCCGCCCTTGAGCGGAATGTGCTCATCGCACACATTCGCAAAGGCGCGGAAGCTTTCCAGGTCGATATCCGACAGGCTGCGCTTGTAGCCGTCAGGGCTGGTCAGATAGTCCAGGATGCAAAGCGCCGCGTTGTCGCTCCAGGCTGTAACACCCGTGCGCGGATCATAGACCTTGGAGAGCCGCGCCACGACGCGCACGGGCGTGTTGTAGCCTTCGGGGAAGACGGCCTGATACTCCTCTGCCGGAGGCGACCGGAAGTTCGAAACGTAGTAGGCAATACCCCGCAACCGATGCGCGGTCGTCCAGATCCCCGGGAAGCCATCCATGAGAACCGGATCCGCTGCCTGATTGGACGTTCCGAGATGCCCGAACAGGCGCACATATTTGCCGTCAAACGGCTTGTTGGTCACAAAGCCCGTCGATGCCACATCAACGCGGCGGTCTCCGACCCACCATTGCTCGATAGCGTCCACTTCGCCGGAATGGAACATCACGGCTTGATACAGGTTCATGCCGCGGCTTTCCCAGAAGGCTCGCGTGCCCGCCAGTTTGGCGCGGCCATAGCCCCTGATGCGGTCGCCTACAGCTTGATTGAGCGTCGCCTGTGCCTGTGGCGTCTTGCCGACCGGTAGCTTAGTCCGTGTCAGCCCCGACAAGGCAACGCTTGCGCCGATGGCGAGCGCGCCGCCAATCAGAGAGGCGGTCGACATGCCAAGGATTGTTGCCGGCAGCAGGAGAGCGCTTGCGATGAAGCCGCCAATTACAGTGAAGATAGCCATCAGAGCACCTTCGCCCAGGCAATTTCGGAGCGGGCAAAGCCCTTGCGTTCGAGAATGAGAGCCGGGCCTTCGGCGCCGGGAGGGGTCGACATGCGGATGGCGAAGCAGCCCTTGTCGCGCGCCCATTGCTCATAGCGGGCGAGCAGCTGGCCGCCGACGCCGCGGGCATGCGGTTCGACGTACCAGCCGTGTTCGATTGCTACCGGCGCGGGCGAGATTGATGACGTGCCGATGGAGGCAATCAGCATACCGACGGTCTCGCCATCCTTTTCCGCCACAAGTGCTAGACCGTCGGCGTGCGCCAGGAGGGCCTGCACGAAGCCCTCGGTGAAGGCGCGGTACATGGGGATGACAATCCCGGCTACCTCATGCAGGCGCGCGGTCATGTCGAGGATGGCCGGGATGTCGGCGGGAGTAGCAAGGCGGATCATGCAATGCCTCCACCCGATGCGAGCGCCAGTCCCGCGGCAAAGAGCCAAGCGAAAACGGGCCAGCGGATCGTCTTGGTGACGAGGTTCGTGACCTGCTCGAGCCCCCTATCTCCCGGGAACCGAGCGTTCTGGTCGCGATCGGTATAGAGCCCATAGGCGGGGCGACGGCGGTTGACCCACAGGCTTTCGGCCGTCACCGAGACGCTGCGGGCTGTCGGGCCTTCAGCGGCATAGGACATCTGATCCATCAGCCCCGACCAGACGGCGAAAGGCTGATCGAGGTTCGTCCAGGGCTGCACACCGGCATTGTCCGGCGTGGCGTCGAAAAATTGAATGTAGACCGTTACACGACGGTCTTTCACACGGTCTGACGCCTGCCGAGCGAGGGTTACGATGGTGGAGTCGACACCCGACAATGTGAACGTGGCCTTCGGGGCGACCGTGCCGATCGGCTGGTCGAGGCCGCTTACCGAGATGAGCTCTCCGGTCCCCTGCCAGGTCTGGCCGCCTGCCTGAAGCGGCCCGAAACCTGGCCACCAGCGGCGGGGCGCGTTCTTGAAGTCCATGAACACGAGGAGCGATGCGGCAATCGTGCGGCCAGAGAGTTTGGCCGCGATAGTCTGCGGGAAGAAGCCCATTTTTGTCTCTGGTTAACCGCTTGGGGGCTAGCTTGATTGCACGGGAGAAGCGGCCATGAAGCAGTCTGAGTTATTCAGCATATCGACCTTTGCCACCACGCAGTTCAGCTTCAGGCTCTGCGAGATGCTGGTAGCAAAGGGGATACTAACTCAGGCCGAGGCCTCAAGGATCATGGTCCAGACTGCCGATGATTTACGCTCGGCGACCGAAGACGATCATATGAAAGCCGCTGGAGAAACTGTTGCGCGCACCTTTGAAAAGATGGCCGCGTGGCTTCAAGGAGATCCTGGCGAAGGTCTCTGAAGGCGGCTTTGATGTCCTGGCTGCTCGGGCTGTACACGGGGCGCTCCTGCTGCATCATACTGCCTCAATGAAATCGAGACTGGCGTTCCCCCAGCGACCGAATTCAAGCGAGAGTTCGCCGGAAGTGTCATCGGCCAAGCGCATCAGGCAGACAGGACGGTCCAGGATCACGCGGGTTGAAGACGAAGCCGCAGCCCGCAGCCTAGGCCAGAAGCGAACCTGCGTTGGGCTTGTTGGCGTCTCCTGCCAAACGGCATGAGCCAGATACAGACGATTGCCTATGCCAAAGTATTGACCGGGCTGGGGTCCCCTGCCATTGACGAGCGTGAGGCTGATCTGGGTCGCGCCGAGCGCGGCAGCCGAAGCAAGCCGCGCATGCGTGAATTCGTCCTGCCCCCAGCCCGATAGGTCCCAATTGTAGAGATCCTCCGCATAAGAAGCCGAGCCAATCTGTTCCAGTCGCCTTCCGTTGATGTCGCGCGGACCTTGCAGCTCCCACTTCGGCACGAGGATGGTTCCGGTTCGCCCCTCCAACTGTGCAAGCATGGCCCTCCACGCTAGGATGGCATTTTCGTTGGTGATAGGCACATCGACGCGAGCCTTCCAACGCCCCGCGTTCGATACTGTTACCTGTTCGAACCCGGTGATCGAGAGCCCGCCAGAGCGTGAAGGCGTGTCAGGATGGAACATGGCCTGACGAGGGAATATCGCCGCAGGCCATTGCATCGCATTCGCAGCCATCAACTGAACCTTTGATTGATATCAGACAGACGGGACGGCAGGGCACGGTCATAGGCAGACAAACCTTGCCGAACCCCAGCCTGAACCATTTGCATGATCTCAGCATTGCCGCGAGCACCCTCGACGTTCACGCTGATGCTGACTGCCGTGTCACCGCCGCTCTTGCCTATTTCATGGTTCGGGATGACCTGGGAGCCACGCGGGAGGTTGACAATCTCCGGGCCGCGTTCGCCGACCCAGGTGGGACCACCTCGCCAGTTGTTCGTACCTTGGGCATTCTTGCCGATATTGAGATTTAAGAAGCCGAGGGGGCCTTCCTTACCGAAGGCGTAGTTGAGGAACCCTGAGATGATCTTGTTCGCCATCATCTTGGCGATGTCGGCGACGAGTTTCCTGAGAGCGTCTGCCGCGCGGAAGGTCCCGTTCACGATATCGTCGAAGACCGTCATGAACGAGCTCTGCATCGTCATGGCAATCTCGTTCGACTTCTTGCCCGCGTTCTGCATCTTGTCCTGCGCCTGCTCGACGGCGCGCTGATAGGTGTCCCAATCAATGGCGCCAGCATTGAGCAGCGTGTTGAGACGCTCGATCTCGATCGCCAGGGCTTCGGCGGGCGTGCGAGTGGCCTCAAAGACGCGCTTGCCTTCTTCAGCCAGACGGTTCGCAGATGCGCTTGCAGCCTGGGCGGCTTTATCGATGCCGCCCTTAGCTTTGTCCGCGCCCGCGTTGATCATGATTGCCGCCGCGTCAATGGGGGCCGCAATCTTGCGGGCCGTCTCAGGGGCCGCCGCCTGGATCTCATCCGCCTTGCTCCAGAGCCGCGAGAGCATGTCCTCCACGCCCTTCGTGACCTGCTGCGAGCCAGAGCCCTCGGCCCATGTCTTCCCGACTGCCTCGAAGTCGAGAGACCCAATGCTGCCAAGGAGCTTTGCGGCGAAGGCAACATCCTTCGCGACGGCGATCATGGCGCCGGACGCGACCGCAGCGACACTCACAAGGCCTTTGAGAACGACAACAACCGCCTCAAGCGCGATCTCGAAATTCTTGGACTCGGACGCGGCCTGAACGAACCAATTGGAGAGCGCCTCCAGAGAGGGGGCAAGGCGGGCCGTCAGTTCGGTCCACATGCCCTCCATCATTTTCGTCAGGCGCGATAGGTTGTCATTGAACGCCTCAGCCGCTTTGCCGGTCCGCGCGTCGATGACAATGCCGAGGGCATCCGCCTCGTCCTTCATCTGCTGGAGACCGTCGCGTCCAGCGTTGAGCATCGGGATCATATCGGCGCCCGCGCGCCCGAACAGCTGGACCGCAAGCGCCGTCTTTGCCGCCCCATCCTCCATGCGCGAGAAGCGGTCGGCAAGGTCGGACATGACCTCAGACGAGGTGCGGGCCGAGCCATCCGCGTTCGTGAGCGCAATTTGCAGCCCCTGGAAGATCAGCGCCGCCTCACCCGTAGGCTTGGCGAGCGCTTCCGTCATGGACTGCCCGAGCCGCCGTAGACTGGTCGAAAGCCCCTCAAAGGAGACGCCCGACATATCGGCAGCATGCTTGAGCCGTGACAACTCCTCGATAGGAACGCCCAGGCTCTGAGCGGCCTTGCTCATGGTGTCGGCTTCGTCGAGCACGCCCTTGATAGCGAGCGCCATTGCAGAGCCGGCCGTGGCGACCGCAGCCGCAGCCGCGGCAAGCCCGACCTTGACGGCCGTGGAGAACTTGGAAAGTCCGCCCTCGGCCTTCTTCAGGCCATCCTGGAATTGTGCGCTATCGAGCCCCAGGTTGACCCGGAGCGCGCCGACGACAGCATTTGCCATGAAACAAACCTCTTAGGGCTGTGCGCGGGCGTTCACCCGCTTGTCGAAGGCGATGACGGCCGCCAACTGCTCTTCCCAGGTCTTGCGCCGTTGGGGTTTAGCGCCGATCAGCAGATCCTTGAGCGGCGGGAACTTCTTTGTGCGCGGGAGGGCCGCCGTATGCCAGGCGAGCCATGCCCGCTCATCGTGCTCGCGCTTGAGACGCTCGGTCGCGCCATCAAGCCGCGCCTGCATCTCCTTGGGTGTGATCCGCCAGAAGCTATCCGGATCCAGCCCCGCCGCCGTATAGGTGGAGAGAAGCTCTAGCCAGCTCCACCCGCTTTCCGAGGGCGCGAGCCGTTTGCTTTCCCCTCCTTGGGATCGGGGAATGCCTTGGCGAAGGCCTCTCCAATGGCTTCCATCGTCGCCGGAACGCCCGCCGCCGAGATAATGTTGCCCGCCTCCTCCACCGAGGTGCCGGGATGATGGTCTAGCAGAGCTGCCCAGACGAGCGTCCGGATGGTCTTGAGACGCACCTTGGAGCTATCGCCCATCTGCGCTGCAATGGCATTCACGCTCTCCCCGAGCGCATCCTCCAGTTCGCACAAAGCATTGATGGAGAACGACAAGGTGTAGACCTTGCCGTCCACGTCGAGGGCTACTTGCCCCTTGTGAGGATTAGCCATTAGGGAGTCGCCGTGCCAGTGACATAGGAGCCCGTCACCTTGAAGGTCACGGTCGCGGTCATCTTGTCTTCGGTCGGAACGGCCGGTTCATAGCCGGTCAGGATGCCCGAGAAGGTCCACGTCACTTCGTTCGGGAACGTGATCCGGCAGCGCACGCGCTCGCGGGCGGTGCGGACGGTCTGAATGGTCGTGTCGGCGTCCGAGCCCGGGATGAAGTTCATCTCGAACGAGGCTTCGCCCGGGTCGTTCAGCCCGAGGATGAACTCTCGGGTTGCGTTCGGGGAGGCCATATGCGTGGCATCGATCACGTCGATGTTGTCGCTCGGCGGCGTGATGTCCGTGACTTCGGCAATGTCGTTCCACGTTGCGCCATCGTCGGTCGAGATGGCAAACCGGGAGCCGTAGCCGATCATGGCTTCAGTTTCGGCCATTGGTCAGTCCTTTCAGGTGTGAGAGAGAAGGAAGTCGATGGAGACGCGATGAAGGGCTTGATCGCCCTCGTAGAAGTCGCGCTCGCCATCGACGAACGCGCCCTGAAACATTCCGCCCTTGTGCCCGCTCAGGCGCGCGATCAGCGCACGGCCGGCAGTCTTGGCCGCCGCGTAGGTCTTGCCGTACACATCCGCCTGAACCCGGCTGGAGACAAGCCCGGAGGGGCCTTGGGTGTGATAGTCGCGATCCCCGCTGATACGGGTCAGGACGATGGCCGGCACCTCTGACGCCTGCGGGCGCTGCACCCAATATACCCGGTTGCCGACAGCCGCTTGCACCCCGGTGTCAGCCAGGATGAACGCAATCAATGCTTCTTCCATGTCAGCCTTTCGCGGCCTTCGCAGCCAGTCGAGCGGCGCGGCGTGCCAGACGCTTCGCCGCCTTTTCGATCTCGTCGCCCAGCTCTTCTTGGATGGTCTTCAAAACCGCGCTTTTGTTCTGGTCCCATGCAGGCCGGAGGAAGGGACGCGGCGGGGTCTTCGCGGTTCCAAACTCCACAAGGTGAGCATGAGGGAGGGCCGCCGCGCCTGCGAAGAGTTCAACGCCGGCTTTCTCGTCCGCGGCGCGCTTCCGATTGAGACGCCGCTGCCGCTTGGAGAGCCGGGTCGTGACACGCAGGGAGTCGCGCAATTGTCCCTCATCCACCGGGACCAGTTCCTTGGCCGTCGAGATCACTGGAGCAATTGCCCGGATACCGATCCGCCTGAGCACTGCCTTGCTCGTGGACTTGGGCAGCTCCGAAAGAGCCGTCTCTAGTTCCTTCAAGCCCTCAAGTTTGACGGTGGTCTTCATGCTACCCGCTCCGCACGGGCTGCGGCCGTGATCTCCAGCCCCACGCGGCGCCCGATTTCCTTCACCGCATTGATGGCGTAGATACGCCCGTCGAACAGAACACGGTCCCTCGGGTCGATGTCCTTCACAGTGTTCGACCACCGGATCCGGAAGCGGGTCGTGACCTCGGCCGCCACCTCGGAGGCCTGCCACCGCTCACTGTCGCGGATGTCCTCTTTCGATGCCCAGACGGTTGCCAGATCAGCCCAGGTCTGAACGTCCTCGTTGAACTCGTTCTTGGTCGTGGTGAACCGCTGGAGCGTGATGCGGCGGTCGAGTTTCCCGGCTTCCATCACGCACCCCGGCTGATGTTGCGGGCCACCTCAACAAGAGACACGCCCGTTGCATTGGCGAACTTGCAGAGAGACATTACAGCTTCTTCCTCAAGCCAGTGGATTTCGGTCGCTGGCTTGCCGTCCGCCACGTCTCGAAGGGTTGGCGAGCAGTCCAGCCCGAGCCAATAGGCCAGCAGGCAGTGGGCAAGATCATGCTCGGTATTCATGGCTTCAGCGTCCGGATAGCCGAGCCCCTTGGCAGTCTCCGCCTGCCCCGGCTGTTCTGCATGCAGGGCGTGAACTTCCTTGCCGTCAGCAAAGCGAGTGACGGTGTAGCCGTCGTGGATCTCGACGGTGATAGAACCGAGTTGGATCATCATGCCAATGTCGGATCGCGATGCCACACGAGGAGATCCTTCACGGTCTGGGACAGGATCTCCTCGTGATGGTCATAGAGCGCTTCGAAAACGAGCAGGATGGCGGCCTTGATGTCGTGTGGAACGGTTTCGGCCGTCCACTCGTAATCGGTCCGCTTGATGTAATGGGCCACGATACTGGTTGCCTGCTCCATCTTGCGGAGAACGTCGGCCTCGTCATATGCAGCGTCGATACGCGCCTGATCCTTGGCCTCTTGGAGGGTAATCAGCGCCATGTCACGCCCCCTTGGCCGGGACGCCGACGCGCACGGGCTCGCTGGGCTTGGCTTCCTTCATCACGCCGTCGCGGCCGTCCCTGCCCTTCTTCACGGCAAGACGCCAATCCCCGCCCTCGCCAGGCTTGGACGAGGTGTCCTTTTGGGCAATCCAGAAGGATCCTGCCCAGGTCGCGCCATCGCCCGCCTTGTATTCCTTGCCTTCCGCATAGATCCCGCGATCGATCACGACCGGGAGCGTGAAGGCGAATTCCTTGACGCGCTCGCCCTTGGTGAACTTCAGGGTGACGGTCTTCTCGCCGTCATAGGAGGCTTCCAGATCATCGAAACCGAAGCCGTCTGCGCCAGGCTTACCGTCTTCCCCATCCTTGCCGACCACGGGGCCGAGGTTTCGCGTCTCGCCGTTGGTGAGGGTCACGACAAGCTCGCCCGACCGATCGATGATCGCGCCTGCGAGGCCGACCCCATCTTTGCCGTCCAGGCCGTCTTTGGGAGTGGGAAGTTCCTTGATGCGCTTTTCGACCTCGGAGGTAATGAGCGGGGCAACGTCCTCGACGGTGACGCTCTTGCCATCCTGCGGCGCCGGAATGGCGGCGACCGCCTTTTGAACCTCTTCCATCACCATGGCCGGGATATCGGGTAGCGCCGGAAGCTCGATGGCCTCAATGGCGCCCTTCAGCCCTGCGACCTCCTCCTCGATCATCTGGCGAACCTCGCCAAGGTCGGCATCCTTGCCGTCTCGCGGCGCCGGCAGTTCATTGAACCGCTTCTCCAGAGCCTCCATGCGTTGCAGGATCGGGCCCAACTCCTTGCCGACGAACTCCTTGACCACGCCGACGATCTCTTGGCCGAAGGCTTTTCCATCGAACATCAGCGAAGTCCCTTGTAGATTTCCACGAGAGCGGCGCGAGCCTCGGCCTCGAGTGCGTTGTCGTTGGCAACCGGTTCCGCCACCGGGGGCTCTGCCGGCGCGTTCGCCTGCGCAATGAGTTGGGCGTCACGGGCCGCGATGGCCTCAATCGAATGATCCTGCATTTGCAGGTAGATCGTATTCCCGCCCGGGACCTTCTTGAGCTCCAGCTTCTTGCGGCGCTCGTCCAGGGTCATGACGCTCTTAGCCTTTTCGAGCACGTCCATCTGCGTCACGCTGTCCATGCGCAGGAGGTTGTCCGTGTCGAACTCGGTGCCGATGTTCTCGCCCATGCCGAGGCCTTCATCGAGGCAGAGTTCGATAGCTTCGATGAGCACCTGCAAGCACTGGGCGTAGTACTCGACGTTCAGGCTCTGGATGTTGTTGTAGGTCGGCATCTGTCCGACGCCGATCTTGTAGGGCGGCACATGGTAGGTTGAGCAGATGACCTCGGCGGACCACTTCAGCTGCTCGATGAGTTGCGAGTCGACGGCCTTCGCCCTCATGGCCTCATACTTCAGGCCATCGCCAAGAACCGCCACCTTGCCGGAATTCTTGCCGGAAAAGTTCGTGTCCCAGTGCTCCTTGAGGCGCTTGGCCGTCTCGTCGCTGATCGCGCCCGGGGCGGTCAGGATGCCGCCCGGTTGCGCCCCGTTCTGGAAGAAGAGCGTGCTGTCGTTCTGGATCGCGAGACCCTGGACGGCGGCCAGCCCGCCCGCGAAGATGGGAGAGAGGCCGATCAGCGGGTGAAAGAAGCAGTTGAAGCGGTCATGGATGACTTCCCGGGCCGGAACGGTGACACTCGCAGGCAAGCCACTCAGGTTGTCTGTGTTGAGCTGGTAGAAGACCGAGCCGTCATCCGCCACAAGCGGGGTGACGAGGGTCCAGTCCAGCACATAGAGCCGGTTGACCACGCCGCGGGCGTCCCGCTGCTTCAGGATGAGCGCATTGCCCCGCTGGAGCTTCGACAGCACCCAGCTTTCCATGAACTGCATGCGGTTCTGGAAGTGGTTCGGCTTACGCAGGACAGGCGAATAGGCCGGATTGGTCGTCTCCGACCAGATCCCGTCCGCATCTTTCTGCACGAGCTTGATGCGGAGCTTTGCGATGTCCGAAGCAATGAGCGTGCGGCAGGCAAAATCGGCATGATTGGACAGAACGGAGTCATAGCGGACTTCGACATTGCTTTGCCAGTTACCCGCCGCCGCTTCGAGAATACGCCACCATCCCCTCTGCACCTGGCCAACAGGAGCAAGGGCTTTCTGTTGTGTACTGCGGGAGATCTCTAGACCAAAGATCCGCATTCTAATTCCCTTCTGCGCCGAGCCCATGAGGCTTTGACGGCGCGAGAGAGCTTCTTTCGATAATCGGGGTCATCGAACACCTTGCGCATCTTCGCTTTGTGTTCGGGCGTCATTCGTGCCTTCGCGGCTTTTTCAATCACCTCGCGAGAGGCTTTCTTGAGGTTTGCGCGACAGACATCCGCGTTCTGCGAAGTCGCCCAGAACCGCTTCGATGCTCTAGATACTCTCTGCCTTACCTCGTCCGTGATGCCGCTTCGTATCTTGGCTCGCTTTTCGCGATCCGCCCACGCAGCTCGGGACTTTGCCGCCATCATGGCCTTGTATTCCGGCGTTGCTCTACGCTTTGCAGCCTCAGCAAGTCGTGCTCGTTTCTCGGGACTCCGGTTCGCCGCAGCAGCAGCCTCCCGCTTAGCGGGGTCATCCCATCGGGCCTTAGCTGCCTCCGACATTCTGCGGCGAGTCTCAGGATCGCGCATTCGCGCGGTCTTCTCTGCCAGCTGCCTGTCCGAAAGAGGCGCACCCTCCCCACCCATGGTCCGGTTGAATAGACTGAGCCCCCTTGCCAGGGCGGCGGCTATCTCATCCTGCTCTGCCTTCGTCCAGTCGTCGCCATCCGCGACCTCACGAAGAATGACCAACTCCGGTTCGAGCCCTTTTGCGACCAGCCCCTTGATCCAGCAGTCTTTCGGATGCCTCGGATTGCGCAAGCCTAGGTGCGCCCTCAGCCTGCGCTTCGGGTCGTCTGACTTACCAACATAACGGATTTCGCCGCGCAACGGGCATCGGAGCCCGTAGATATATACGGTCATAGCCTCCTCCTATAGAAGCTGTTCCTAGATGAAGGTGTGCGTCAGGCCGCTAGGAAACGGCTTTTCGGGAGCTACCCTAGACGCACAAGGTATTTGTATCTGTTCTCGATAAGATTTGCGACTGCTGATGCCGAATGTTCACATCAGGATTGCTGCGCCTTAATGGCCGCCATCTTTGCGTCTATCCGACCCCGATCGACTTCTTCTAAGTATTCTCTAGCGGCAGCCTCAGGATCGTCATAGACCAAGCCCCTTTTCTTCCACGTCGCGGCTATCCATTGGATCCGAGCTTGATCATCGCCAAGTCGCTTTACAGGTGCGAAGACGGGCTGCCTCATGGCTATTCAGCCTCGCTGCTGATCACACCAAGCCGCATACCGCTCTCGAGGATGAGAACAGGAGCATCCTCCCCGGCGAACTGCTTCCAGACCTGCACAATGCGTTCGCGCTGGTCCATGGAGATACAGCCTGGAGTCGTCAGCACGAACTTGTCGCCTGGCTTAATCTCTAGCCTTTGCAGATCACCTAAGAAGCGGATTTCATTGTCGCCCATATCGTCAGCCCTTCGCTTCAGCGATCTTGGCTTTGAGCGTCTCGGCATCCCAGCCGTGGTACGGCTTCTTACCGACCGCCTCCTGATACTCTTCGCGAAGAGCCTTCAGCTCCTCTTCCGGGTTCACGGTCTGGCGCGCCTGCATGTCGCGCCGGCCATAACCCAGCCTGCCGAGAATACGGGCGTAGCGGGGATCGCGAGCGCGAAGGGCACGGTCCATGTAGCTGTGAGATTTCATGAAGGCCTCCTATGAGGGAACCGGCCGCAAGTGATTGCGGCCGGTCATGAGGTTTAGGCTACCGATCAGGGAGTCGGGGCAGCCGGGGCGCCCCAGGCGACGCCCGACAGAAGCGCGACACCGCTGGCGCGACGGCGAGCCCAGTTGATCGTGCGCTCGGCGCGGAAGCCGACCGAGTTGGTCTGCCAGAGCGACACGAGGGACGCGCCGGTCGGGGCGCCGGAATCACCGGTCGGGTTGTCGGCCATTTCGAGCGAGGCCTCGCGGCTCATATCGACGGCAATGCCGCCGTCATCCGCAAGGTAGATGTCGCTGGCGTTCACCAGAGCCACGATCCCATCCGGCACATACTCGGACACGATAGCCGGCAGGCCGAAGAAGGTGCCCCCGTTCATGCCGATGCCGGGGAATTCCGCCTGTCCAAGCGGGTTCTGCATCAGCGACAGGGCGAGGGCCGTCGTGGCCCGCATGATCCACACGCCGGAGGTCGGGGCGTTGTTCGCAGCGATGAAGGCCGCGAAGAGAGCCTGGATGTCGGCGCGGACATCATCCGCCGTGGTGCCGGTGGACGCGACCGGAGTGACACCGTTCGTGATGGACGCCGGAGACACGCCTGCAACTTCGGCCTTGGCCGGGTTGATGAAGTCCAGATCCAGACGTTCCCGCAGGGCTGCGGCGAGCTGGTCACGGACGATCACCTCGGCGGACGGGCTGGAATTGCGGAGGACCTCCTCCGTCACGACCGCGATATTGGCGACCTTCAGGGGCTCCATGGTGCGGCGCTCGAAGTCGAACTTGGTGAGCGGCTTTGCCTTGCCTTCACCAACCCAGTAACCGTCGCCGCCCGAGGTCTGACCGACAAGGGCAACCCGGAACGGAACGCGGCGCAGGGCCGGAACGCCATTGGCGCCGAAGCGGCCAAGGATGGTCTGGGGGCGCAGGAACTCGACGAAGTCGGCAAACACCGAGCTTTCCTCACCCACCAGAGCGCCGGCCCAAGTGGGGTCGGTCGTGGTGGCCGCGGGAACGGCGGCCTTGGACACGATACCGTAAACGACCGAGTCCTCGCCGTAGAGCTCCTTGGCGACCGTGCGGGGGCTCTCGCCGTCCAACTTCGCCAGGGCCTTGACGCGGGCGAGGCGGGCGAACCCGATACCCGGATCGAGCTTCGGCTGAGCCTTCACGATCACGCCCGATCGAGCAGCGGCGCCTTCGTTGCCGGTCTTGATCTGGTTGTGAACAACCGGCTTGGCAGAGGCGGCCTGCGCCTTCTCCAGCGCGCGGAGGCGCTTCAGGTCGCCGTCGATGGCGTTGACTTCCTGCTCGAGAGTGTCGAACTCCTCCTGCTCCTCAACCGTGGTCGAACGGCCTTCATCGATGGACTTCTGCATGACGTCGCCCATGCGTGCGGACTTGGCCTGACGCGAGGCCTCAAGTGCCGCAATCTGTTCTGCGATAGTCTTCATGTTCGTGCCCTCCTTCGGGCGCAAGTTGACGGATGTGATGGTTTTTCCGGAGGCGCCCGGAGGGGTCTTCACAGGACGCTCGATAGTGCCAGTCGCGGCGGGAGCGTTCGTGTCGAAGGACTTGATGAGAGCGACACCTGTCGCGTCCATGTTTTTGATGCTCGTCATGATGGCTTCCGGCTGGGCCGGGATCGTGACGGCAGAAAGCTCGTAGACTTCCGTCTCTGAGAAGCGGATACCGCCATTCTCGATGAAGCTGTATTCGATGGCACGGAAGCCGATGGACACGGCCCGGACCAATCCAAGCTTGATCGACTGCCAGGCCTCCTCAATGCGATCCCGAAGCGTTCCATCTTCGGCAATCGTCGGGATCTCGGCTTCGAAGGTAATGCCGTCCTTCGTGGGCTTGTCGAACTTCACCGTGCCGATCGGCTTGGTCGCATCGTGTTGCCAAAGGAACGGCAAGGGGTTGTTGAACTTAACGCCCAACGGCTCGACTACATCACCAACTCTGTCGACAGCGGGGGTCGTCGCGATACCCCGAATGATGCGCTTCTCCTCGTTCACCGCTTTGATGGTGAGGTATGAGTATGCGCGGCGCGTCACAGTCATGACGACCTCCGATTAACTGCGGGTTCCATTGTGGTCAGCCCAGCACGAGCATCTGATAATCGGGCTTGCGCTCTTCGACGTGCGTGCCCGCAACGCTCTTCGCCATGGCAAGGGCAATCATGCCGTCGATACGTCCGCGGCTCTTAGCCTTGGTTAGTTTCCGGTTGCCCGCCGGATCCTGCTGAACCACGGCATTTGCGGCGCACATCGTCAGAACCGGGTGGTTGCCGTGTGCGATCTTCCCGTTCAGGAGGTCGCTTTCCAGATCACGCAAGGCGGGGCTCATCGACTGGAAGCCCTGCCCAACCTCTACGAACTTCGCCAACTCGGCTTCGGTGAAGCCTGCCTTCTCGAGCCAGGGCTTGAGATGCCGCCAGTTCCAGCGGTCGAACCCGACCTTCTGCACGTTGTAGCGATCGAAAAAGCGCCGCAGATGTCCGGCGACGAACTCATATTCGATGCTCTTAGCGCCCGGGATGGCTTCAAGGTGCCCTTGGTCAGCCCAGACATCGTAAGGCACCCGGTCCTGCCGCGACCGCTCCCGCAGGCCTTCGCCCGGGAGCCAGAATGTTGGCTTCACGTTCCAGATGCCGTTGACCGGCGCCATGGGCACAAAAGCCGTAAGGTCGTTCACCTCTGAGAGATCGAGGCCCGCATAGACCGGCAGATCCCCGAAGTCGTCTATCACGTCGTCGCCGTTCGCCACCCAGATCGCCCGCGAGATGAAGGGGTTGTTCATCTCCACGCGCTGGTTCAGCACGAGGTTGCGATATTCCGCCTCTCGCGAAGGCATCCGGCGCGCATCCTCGGCCATGGCGAGGACTTCGCGCTTGTTCATGAACACGTCGAAGGCAGGGTTCGCGGCCCTGATTGCCTTCTCACTGAACGGGTCGAGGTCTTCCGGTGCCGTGTCGAGACGCAGCACAGTCCGAGGATCGTGGCCGGCCTTCGCGTCATCGATCAGAAGCGACAGCAAGTCCGCCTCGGTCGGGGCCTGCGTCGAGATGATGATCGAGAGCGGGTCCTCCTGCGCTGCGGTTGCCGTTTCCAGCGCCTCGTAAAGATCGAACTTCGGCCCCCTCACCTGCCCGAGCTCGTCGTGAATGTTCAGGACGGGCGAAAGTCCGTAAGCCGTGGAGGCTTCTGCCGAGAGCGCCCGGTAGACTGACCCAAGCTCTGGACAGACAAGCTGCTTGCCGGAGTCCTTGATTGCCACATAGGCGGACAGCCTTTCCGACATGCGAACCATCTTCGACGCCAGGGCGAAGAGGATGGCCGCCTGATCGCGCGACTGAGCGCCCGAATAGATCTGCGAGTTAGGCCGCGCCTCCGGTCCGCACAGGTGCAAAAGCACGATCATGGCGGACTCGGTTGTCTTGGCGTTCTTACGGCCCCGGGAAATGATCGCTCGGCGGGTGCCGTGCGGGTTGTCGTAGATCGCCCGGAAGTCCTCCTTCATGTATTCGGTCATCTTGAGAGGCTGACCGACGAACTTGCCTTCAGGGATCCGGATATTCTCTTCGCACCACCGAATGTTTCGCTCGGCTCGCGTCTCTGGGCGGTCCTTCTTCCTGCGCTTTACGCTTCCCATGGCTTTTTGACTACGCTCGGCTTGCGCGCCTGCTCGGCCCGAACCGTCGCCTGCTGAGAGATCCGCATCCGGGTTGCGAGCGACGAGATCGCCCGACCTTCCCGTTCCTGCATCTTCAGAAGACGGTCATAGTTCTCCACGTCGAAATCGGGGGACTTCTCCAGGTCGGCGATGAGTTGAGCCACCCTCCGGGCAGCAACGACATGCCGACAATACTGGGCGAGCATGCCGTGAGTTTCGCGCGGAAACCAATCGGCCGGCATTCGATTAACGACCGCCCACCATTCTTCCGCCTGTTCGTCCGTCAGATCATACGGAGCGTCCGGGCGCTGAACCGTCTCCACTGCGACTGCCGCCGGGACGGCCAGCGATGCCGCTGACTTGCGTCCTCGCGTAGCCATGTCGTGAAACCTTTTTTCTACAGGTTTTGGAAAGGAAGAGTTCGCCCGCCGGTCCTAGGCGGAATGGCTCTGAGGTCTCAGATACCCCCCCCGGGGCATCACTCGGGCCTGACCACCTCGAACTCGTGAATGTCGCGGTAGTCCTTGTTCACCTCGAGCCGCGCAGCGCCTGTGTTCTCATCGGTGCATGCCGCAAGGGCAGCTTCCTTCGTGTCATAGACGCCATTGAGTTCCCACGCATGTGGGCCTTGTTCAGGGAGCAGACGGCACACAACCCAGACTTCCTTCATGCTGCTTCCTCTGCCTTGCTCACGACAGCCAAGCGAGCGCCGTGGTCTAGGATAATCACGTCGCCTTCGCCTAAGCCCTTGCGTTCGAGGATGGGCTTTAGTCTGTCGCTGAGGCGACGAGCCATCTCATCTGTCAGGGCGCAATCGAACGTGATGACGAGCAGGTCATCCTTCTGAAGCTCAAGCCTCTCGACCTTGCCCTCTAGGATATCGGTCATATGGTGCATCCCTCATGGTAGGTGCGCTTAGCATTGAGGTAGGCTGCCTGCGCTCGATCGACCGTATCGAACCGGCCTAAGTGCACCTTCTGGCTCCCGACTGTGATGTTGGCCTCATACTTCCTGCGCGAGGGGACATACGAGACGCCAAGGACGCCGGTGCTGTGGTTGTTCTTCCTTGCCCTGTGCTCGTTCTGGGCATTGATGGTGTGTGGCACGTCCCGCAGGTTGGTGATGCGGTTATTGGACCGGGTGCCATCGATGTGGTCTATCTGCCCCTCGGGCCATTCGCCGTAGTGGAGAAGCCACACAAGGCGGTGCAGGTAGACGCGGCAGCCAGCGAAGACCACGCGAGAATAGCCATCGCCATTATCGTTCCTGACCGGGCCCGCTTCTCCGCGGGTGCTCTTGGCTCTGCGAGAAACGATGCCCGTCGTAGGGTCATACGAAAAAACCGCCCGTGCTTGGGCGGCTGTAATGTCTCGATATCCCATTGGTCAGTTCTCTAAGGGCCAACCATCCGCGTCTACAGCCTGGAACCTGCCTCGCTCTTCCCTTTGCTTGTCCCTGTTATGGTGGGTCTCGCAAAGCGATTGAGTGTTCTCGTACGAGAAGAACAAGGCGGCATCGCCTTTATGGGGCTTGATATGGTCCACGATCCAGGCCTTACCGACCCTTCCCTGCTCGGCACACATCCGGCACAGAGGCTCGTCTCTCAGTCTCTTGGACCTGATGGCGTACCAACGTTGGGTCTTGTACCAAGCACGCCACGGCTTCTCTGCCCTGCGCTTGGCGTCGTATTCCCTGTTGCGGGCTCTGTGGTCGAGGGGCTTGGGCATCACGCCGCCGATGGATTTGCCTTCTGATTGTGGGCCCGCAAACAGCGAGCAACGGACGACTGTTCCAATTCCCGAAGCGCTTGCTCTATGCAAAGATAGTCATAGGAGCGGACATCGAGAACATCGCGCCCTTCGGCCTTAGCCCTCCGAACCCATGCGGAAGTTTCGTCACCGACCTCTGGTCTCATTGGCCGTCTCTCGACAGGAGAGCGGCATTAATGCGGAGACGGTCATCAATCCGAGCCAGAACATCGCTTAGTTCAGCCTGGGCCTTGTCGATGTCGTAGATCCTCAAAGCGTCTTGAACGCGCTTAAGATGGGCTGCCACGGCGCAAAGCATCGGGCTCTCGCCCATCTTCAAAGCGGCTTTGGCAGACTCGTCTAAGGTGATCATGGTGCCTCTCGTTCAAAATGAGGAGCCATCCGGGGTGCGCGTCATAGAGAGGCGTGGACGGCTTTGTTAAGCGACTTGTATAGAAAAGGCCCGGCTTCTATTCACATCCTAATCATGTGCATAGGGGCTTGGGCATCATGCCAGCAACAGTTCCCGGCGCATTGCCTGCTGGCTATCGAGATGGAGCATGAACACCTGCTTCTTGCGCATCTCGGATAGTTGCAATTCGGTTTGGTTTTCCCTGAGTGTCTGGGTGAGGAAGCGGCGCAACTGATCCATGGGATTACCCGAACAGAGAGCCAAGGATGAAGCCCGCAGCGAACAGGCCAACTAGCAGAAGCACGATCACTTCAGAGGCCATCTCTCTACCTCAGCCAGCCGTTTCGCTCGGCAATGGCCATCTGCACATAGATGCCGGGAGAAACCTCGACCATCACAGCCCCATCGAGTGTGCGGGTGTAACTTCTTCGCTTTGACATTTGGGCATGAAAAAGCCCCTGTGCTCGCTTCGGGCAGAGTGCCGAAGGTACTGGCAGGGGCGGGTCCTAGAAACGCTAACGCACTCAGGGTGAAATCACCGCCGAGCGCTATGTGAAGATATAACTAGCGCATGAGCTATTCGGTTGCAAGTGAGAAGCGACAGGTTATCCCCATCGCCTCTCTGCTGGCATCAGCCGAGACCTAACTAGCCCTGCCAAAACAGAACCCGCCAGAACCTACCTCACCTGCCCCGCCCTGCCTTTCCCCGACCGACCTAACCCTGCCTTGCCTGCCATGCCTGCCTCGCCTTGCCTCACGCGACCGTACCTCGCCATCCCCGGCCTTGCCTCACCACACCTGCCCTGCCGTGCCTCACCGCAACAGACCTGAACTAAACACGCCTTGCCTGCCCAACCGTACCTCACCCCACCTAACCCAACCACGCCAATAGCCCTCATGCTGCCTTTTGCGGCTGCATGTTCTCGATAACAGCGAAGAGACGGGCGAACTCTACAAGTTCTGAATGCCTCTTGCGCCAATCCTGCAATTCCTTCCAGGCCTGTGCAAGGACCTGAGCCCGCAACTCGGCGTCAGACATCGCGTGGACGACCGAAGTATATGAGCGGTCCTCATCACGCCGGACGTTGACGAACGCTCGGATTGGCTCCTTGCCTTGGTCTGTTTCGCCGTCGCCCACCATCGTAATCATGCGGATGACATAGCCAGCCTGTGTGAGGCGGTACTGATGGGCGGCTTTCTTGTCGTTCCACTCAAAAGCAGGATGCAGCGGATTGTCTTTGTTCCGGGCCTCTTGAACCACATCCTCTTGCGTCAAACGCCCGTTGCGAGAGACGCGGATGCGTTCAAGCTCCTCACCAGCTGCTTGGGCGGGCACCGGGACGCCCGCTTGTGGTTTCCAGAAGTAAGTTGTCATGATTACACCTCCACTCCACTAGCGACATGGAAACGGCCATAGACGCCATCGCGTTCAGGCCGCCACTCTCCAACACCGACCGCAAAACCGGCCGTCTGGAACAGGTTCACCACTTGAGCCGCCGACATGACGTTGGCGTTGTATTTGACCGTAAGAATTGCCGACCACGGGTCGAACTCGCCGCGATATCGAAGATCAGCCGTTCCCATGCCGACGCGGGCAATGTCCTCGCGCATGGACGGAGGGGGCCCTTTGATCTCCACGAACTCGCCCTCGACGTGAAACGCCTGACGAGCTGCCACCTTCGTGATTGAGCCAATGGAGGTGCAGGCAGTCACAGCGGCAGCCTTGAAGGCCACGGCAGGGAAGCCAAAGCGGCCCTTTTGCACGTCCTCTTCGCTCGGCTGATCCGGCATGCCGTCGAGCCAATACATGCTTTCCACGAAGTCGCGCCAAGGGTCTTTGGCCTCACGGCCTGCCGACGCCTTCTTGGTCTGTTTGGCGAGCATCTGCTCACGAGCCTTCTTGGAGAAGGCATGAACGATCAGCGGGCTATCCCCGACGATGGGAATTTCGATGGTCTTGATAGCCAGAGGAGGCAACTCGATAGCGACGCTGGAACTTGACTTAGCAACCATTACGGTCTCCTTTCTCGACTTTGCGTTTACAAAACTAACCCTAGCGTTTATGATACTGTTCGTCAACCAAAAATAACCGAGGCGGTTAAAATGATTGCCCTGAGTAAGCGTCCTGTGTACGAAGCGGCTATGATTACGCCCGCTCAAATCCGCGCTGCCCGTGCCCTGCTCGGCTGGAAACAGACCGACCTAGCGGAAGCCTCTGGCGTGTCCGAGATGAGCGTGAAGAATATCGAGCGCGGCGCGTCCGACCCTCGCATGAGCACCCTTCGGGCCTTGCAGGAGGCGTTCGAGGCTCATGGGGTGATCTTCCTTGAGCCGGGAACGAACCGGGAGGGCGGCCATGGGGTGCGCTTCAAAGGCTGACCGCTACTCCGCCGCCTCCAGCCGCTGCAATTCCGTTGCCTTGATCTTCACCTTCGATGCCCTGCCCATGATGTCGAGCACCACCTCCACCCTGCCCTTTGAGAGCATGGACACGACTTGTGCCTGAAGGTCTGCGAAGGCTCCGACAGTAAGCCGCACGACCTCGCCAGGGTTGTACTGAGGGCCAACGTCCGGCAGGCGGGTGAAGTCGAACTCGCCGGCCAACTCCCGCTCAAGCAACCGCGTGAGCGGGCCTACGGGCACCTCGACAGGCACCCCCTCGAAGCGGACCACCTTCTCGACACCGTCGACGCCCCGGAGATTGTAGAGATCCTGTCCGCCCTCATTCACGGGCCGCCCGTAATTCTTCAGACCAATGAACAAATATCTCGGGAACAAGGGCGACTCCCGGGCTTCCTTCTTGCGGGCGTGCACGACCCAGCGCTTGGTCTGTGGCAAGTAGGTCTGATACCCGGCACGACGGAGGCCGAGCTGCGCCCTCCTCTCGCACTTGGGATTGCAGACGACGACGAACCAGGTGAAGCCTTCGAAGGACTCCGGAGGCTCGTGGTTGATGGGCGGCACTTCCCGGAACTGAGATACCAGATCCGGGGCGAGCTGCATAAGCCCTTGGGCTTCGGCAGACAGTTGAAGGCGGGGGAGATTGGTCATTATTCGGCTGCCTGTAGCTGGGGGATGGAGATCAGGTCTTCGACGGCTTGGATGCGCTCGCCGATGAAACGCATGCAGGGGACGGCCATGGAGTTGCCGAGGGCCTTGTATCGGGGGCCATCGGGGGGCATGCCCTTGCGCCAGGGGGTCAGGGTGTAATCGTCGGGGAAGCCCTGAAGGCGCTCGCACTCGCGGGGAGTGAGACGACGGGCAGACGATCGAGCGAGCAGACCGATCGTCTGCCCGTCGGTGTCGAGCGGGCCAGTCATGTCGCCATACTGGCAGACGTCAGACTGGCGGGCATCAAATGCATGCGCGATCAGGTTTTCATGGCTGTCCTGCGCCCTGCCGCGCAGAGTGCCGAAGCCTTCTTGCCAGAAGCCCGCGCCGGTTGTGTGGACGGGCACGAGAGGAGTGCCGCGCCCGGTGCCGTCCTCTGATGCGTCGAAGCCTTCACCGCGTAAGGAATGAGCGACGAGCGTCTCGGTCTCGTAGTCCTGCCGCCCCATGCCGCCCGCATTCAGGCAATGTGCCACATTGCCTGTCGAGGGGATCAAGTGCCCTGCCTGTCCTTGGTTGCCGTCTGCGCCACATGTTCCAACGCCGTTTGCAGTGAGGGCGGCAACTGCCTCCCGCGCTTTTCGGCTCGGCGCAGAATGCCCTTGCAGGCTGTGGCGCTCAAAAAGAACCGCTGCGGCAGGTCGCCAGTCTCCAAGATATCCGACAACGAAGACGCGACGGCGCCGCTGTGGAACTCCAAAGTACTGAGCGTCAAGCACTCGGTAGGCGAACCCATACCCGAGTTCGACCATGCCCCCGAGAATGGCACCAAAGTCCCGTCCTCCGTTCGATGACAGGACGCCGGGGACGTTCTCCCAAACCAGCCATCGGGGCCGTGTGCGGTCAGCCAGCCTAAGATACTCGAGCGCCAGGTTACCGCGCCCGTCTGCCAATCCGCCTCTGAGGCCCGCGACCGAGAAGGATTGGCAGGGAGTTCCGCCGACAAGAAGGTCAATTGCATCGTACTCGTCGCCTTTGATAGTGGTGAAGTCGCCGTGCAGCGGCACATGCGGGTAGTGGTGCTGAAGGACAGCGCGGGGGAACGCCTCGATCTCGCTGAAGAACGAGGGCTTCCATCCGAGAGGATGCCAAGCGACGGTTGCCGCTTCGATGCCGGAACAGACGGAACCGTACCTCATGCTGCTGCCTTCCGTTCGTTGTGGCGTGAATGGGCGACCTGGCGAAGGGCTCGGCGGATGGTGCTTTCATGAACGCCTAGGCGCTCGGCAATGAGGCACAGGGCGACGCCGCTCGCCTTCATCCTAACCGCCTCAGCATAGTCGAACCGGCGTCGCTGCCCCGGTTGCCTTCCGCTCGGAATTCCCTTGACGATCTTCTCCATGGACGTGCGGCCGATGTTGAACTTGTCTTGGATGTCGAAGGGGTCCGTGCCTTTGCGCCATGCATCCCGGATGGCGACCTTCATCTCGTCCGTGATCTTGACGCTCATGCAGCCACCCGTTCCATGCTGGCGAGAGCCTGTGAGACTGCCGACTTGGATACGCCCATGCGCTCCGCGACTTCGGTGAGCTTGAAGCCCTGGCGAACCAGAGCGGCCGCTCTGCCATGGTCGAATGACCGAGGGCGGCCCATGGGCGGAGTGGCCTGCCTCTGCAATCCCCTGACGTGGTAGAGAATGGCGGCCTCGGTGACATTGTGCTCGGCGGATAGATCAGAGAGGCTAGCGCCAGCGATCCAGTCCGCCTTGATCTTCGCAACAGCGCGGGCATTGAGCTTATGGGGGATCGATACACCGCGGCTGCGGCCCCGGGACAGTTCCGAAGGCGTGCACCCGAACGCCAGCTTGCACACGCGGAACACATGAACTCGGGAGACACCTAGGCGCTCGCAGATCAAGGTGACGGAAAGCCCCTGAGCGAGGAGTTGCGCGACTCTCTGGCGGGATTGGCAGGGACGCCTTCCGGGCTTCGCCTGTACCGGGATGTCGGCCGTGTAGCGGGAGACCGTGCTTTGGTCGACACCTAGCTCGATGCTGATCTCGAACTGAGGGGCACCTGCCCAACGGGCCTTGCGGATGGCTTTGATCTTTTCCTGGGGGAGCGGATGGGCGCTCATGCTGCTTGCCCTCTCTTCATGCCTGCGAGGATCTTGGCGAGACCGGCGCCGATGGTGACGGGCGCCTTGGCCTGCGCTTCCAGACGTTCCAGCACCTGCTCTGGCGTCTCCCGCGGCTTCTTCGGCTCGTCCTTGGCGGCCATCTGCGGGCGGATGTCCTTCTCCCAGCGCATCACCGCAGCGGCGCGGGCAGCTTTGTCCGGGTCCGGAGCAGGGACAACCTCCGCATCAAGCACGTCAGCAATAGGCCCAAGTTCGTCTCTGACAGGCGAGATGATCGCGCGGCACTCCTGGGCTAGCTGAGCGGACGAAGGGCACTCAGAGGCCTTCCAGGGGGTTTCGTTGCGACCATCGCGGAAACGGGCGCAGGCTTCCTGCACGGCCCAGAGCGGAAAGCTGTCGAGAGCCTTGAGGTAAAACTCAACCTGGAACTTCGCGCCGGCCGGATCGGCGCCATAGGTCGGGAAGCCTGCCTTGAGGGCTCGGATCGCCTGCCTCATGGGCTCCTCGTCTCCAGGGGACAGCGCCGCCATCAATTCGGCGCGGCGGGACTGCAACGCCTCAAGCTCAGCTCCGGTAGGTGCCATTTGCTCGGTAATCGAGAATTTGCGGTACGGGCCGGGAATGGCTTCCAGACGGTTCGCGAACTTGGCAATCGTATTCGACAAGTCGCGGCCCATAGGAGCGGGCATGCGGGGCTGCTGATAGGTCGTCATCTGGCGTGTCATGGCGAGGATCCATGTGGTTCAAGAGGTCGGCAACGAAGGGGTTCTTGGAAATCGGCTGGGGGCGGCTTGTCGGCGGCGGGGCCTGGGATGCAGACCGGGGCCGGTACTCGTTGGTCCAGAGTTCTTTCTTGAGCCAGCGGTGCAAGGCGGGTGCGTACTTCGGCTCTTCGATGTGAGCGGCGAGGCGCCTGATGCCGTCCACGATCACGTCGAAAGGGATCTTGTCGCCTTTGAAGACAGCATCCAGGGCGGCCATGCTGTCTTTCTTGTCGTCGCGCTTGGGATAGATCGCCCAGACCTGTTCCCGATAATCGGAAGGCCAAGGGTTCTTGCGCTCACGAGGAGAGAGTGAAGATACGCTAGTATCTGAACTCTCTTTACTAGGGTTAGGGTTAGGAGCTTTTTTCTGGGCTGCCCGCGACGAACCCGCTGGGTTTTGCGATTCGTTATTTTCCAATGACTTAGGGCGCCCACCATGCAAACCATTCTGGCGTGCGACCTCAGCACGTTTGCTTACGATGTCCCGCTCTTTGCTCAAGCGCTTCTGCATCCAGAAGCCATCCTGAAGGGTCCAGAACTCCATGATGGTCGGCTTGATCCGAAGCCATGTGCGCTTGTCGACACGAGCCCAGCGGGCGAGCTTTGCATCATCGTCAGGCAGGCGGCAATCAGACGAGCGCCAGGCGACCATGATCAGGAGAAGATAGGCGCCGGTCTCTTGGGCGGAGAGATGGCCGGTATCGGCAAGGAAGGCATCAGTGAACAGCGGGAGGCTGGGGAATGCGCTCATTGGAGCACCTCGCCTTCCTTGATGACGCACTGTGCGTGCTCCCAGGCCTCGCGGGCCAGAGTCTTCTCATAAGCGGCATCGATCTGTTCCGCGCTCCACCCTGCGAGGTTAACCTCAAGAGCGGCGCGAATATTCAGGCACATCAACTGGATCGCCACGATCGGGTCGATGGCAAACCATTCTCCATGCAGGCGGTGATCAACCTGTGTCTCGTGGAAGCAAGACTCGATGTAGCGGGCGACAGCCTTGTTAGGCATCCGAAAGACCCACACATACGCAACCTTCTCAGGCGAACCTGTTTGAATGGCTCGCAGACGGGCATGGAAATTATGGGTGATCCCGATCTTAACCGGTCTGTCCATCAGGCCGTTTCGGATCGTGCCGACGATGTAGACATAGCAGTCATCGCTCATGCTGCTTCACCTTTCGTTTCGGTCTCCATCCGATGCGAGAAGCACCGCCAGCGGCCGGGGATGTTGCGGAGGTAGGAAACGTCGTAGCCGAACGATGCGCGCTCGCCGCAGACCTCACAGGCATGCTGACCGATGATGTCGCGCTTGGCTTCAGGCTTCGGAGTCGTGAGGAATTGGAGCTGGAGGGACTTGCTCATAGAAGCGCCTCCTGCACAGGAGCCGCAGGACGCTGAATAAACATGTCGGGTTCAGCGAGAGCGCGATCGATGCGGCGGCAAGCAAGGTCGAAGTACTTCGGATCAACCTCACAGCCGATGAACTTGCGGCCGAGTTTGGCTGCCGCTACGCCCGTCGTGCCCGACCCCATGAAGGAATCCAGAACGGTCTCGCCGGGAGACGTGAACAGCGACACGATTTCCCGCATAAGGCTGACGGGCTTCTCGGTCGGGTGCTGACCGGTGCGGTCGGCATTGTTGGTCGGGTGCGTGAATACGCCCCTTTTCCCGCCACCGTTCCACTTGGCATGACCACGCCCGCACCACGTCGTAGTGATGCACTCATATGCCAGCGCAGGCCCTTGCCCGTTCAGTTTCGGGGTGGCGTCAGGCTTAACCCAGATGCAAGTCGTCTTGAACTTCAGGCCGCTGGCAACAAGTGCCTGCCGCCAATGCCACACCCCCTCGACATTGCAGAAGGCGAGGAGCCAGCCCCGATTGAGGCGTTTAACCTCCTCAATGAACGGCTGCCTAATCTCGTCAATGCCGGCGAACCCAAGGGACTTGCGCTCGTTGCCGCCGTCCGTCCGTCGCAGCTTCACGGATTCATGCAGGTCGTGCATGAGTTGCTCATAAGGCGGGTCGGTGATGATATGGTCGACCGGGGCAAGCGTCGGCAGGATCTCGCGGCAGTCGCCCAGATAGAGGGTCACATCGTCGGAGAGTTGTTCGATACGCGACATCAGCGGACCTCCGTGAACTTCACGCGGAGGCAGCCCCAGGCGTTCAGGGTCTCAACCGCATCCTTGAAGGTGTCGACAACGGCATGGGGGATGCCGTTCTTGCGGCAGAAGGTGGCGAAGTCTTCCTGATTGTCGTTCAGGGTCTCTCCTTCCCGCTTGAGCTCCAGAGCATGGAAGAGGCCCGTGGGGGCGACGAGTTGGAAATCTGGCCAGCCAGCCTTCAGGCCCATTCGCTTGAGCTTGGCGCCCGTCTTGTCGTCGCGCAGTTCGCCGGCCGGAAAGTGCGTGTAGCGCCAATCCGGATGGCAGAAGTCCTTCAGGAACTTCGCGACATCAAACTGTAGCTTCAGTTCTTTCGGGCTCGGTATCTGCTCTCGGCTGATCACCTCGCCCGTGAACAGCGGGAGGCGCGGCTTCGGCGCTCTCTTACGCGTGCGCGTGCACGTGCGAGGGGCGGTCATCAGATCATCCCCAGCGCTTGCATGTAAGTTTCGAGGATGGCGTCCTCTTCCTGGCGCTCGGCTACGTCCTGGCGGCGGATAGCGACGATCTTCTTGATGGCCTTCGTATCGAAGCCACAGCCCTTGGCTTCCGCGTAGATATCCCGCTTGTCGCCGTTCAGGCCCTTGATCTCTTCCTCGACACGCTCGATGCGCTCCACGAAGGCACGGAGCTGGTCGGCAGCAACGGACTCGGTGTTGAATGCTTGATCGTCCATCAGGCGGCAGCCTTTCCGGTCTTGAGGGTGTTGTGGACGGCGGACACCGCGCAGCCGAGGGCGGCAGCAATCGCGCGGTAGCTGTAGCCCTGCTCACGGAGGGCCTTGCACGTGTTGAACGCGACCTTCTTCCTGGGCCCGCGCTTCAGAGGTCCGAAGGGAAGCTGAATGCCCTGCGTGTAGCGGTGGATAGCGCCCCTGCCCTTCACCTTGGTAAGAGAGGACACTTCGCTGATGCTGTGGCCCTTGGCGCGAAGGGCTTTGATGGTGGCGATCTTCTCGTCAGGAAGGCGGCGGGGCATTATGCGGCTCCCCGGATCTTGGTGACGTTCTTGCGAGCGTCGAGCTTCGCCTGCGCGGCCAGTTCGGCGGCTGCTGCAGCCTCGCGAAGCTCCCTGGCCTCCCTGACGATGCGGGCGAGTTCATCCTCGTCCCAGTCCTGATCCGCGATGCCCTCGGCAATCGCCTGGATGGTCTGCCCGCTCTCAGTAGCCAGCGTGGAAAGGTGAGCAACGAGGCAGGCGCTGGCAGACACGGCCGTCTTCTTGACGATCAGATACCCGGCCATGTCGGCGAGGTGCTTCGTCACGACCGGCTCGCCGATTTCTCGCTCAAGATCCGCAATCACGTCGATGGGCGCATGGCAGTCCTCTTCCTTCGGATTGCCATAGCGGTTCAGCGTCTGGTGACGACCACGGGTGACGAGTTCTGCAGCCTCTTGGCCGCCTGCCTTCTTCAGAAGCTGCCGGAAAGCAGCCTTGAGGGAGAAGCGGTCCTGCTCTGTGGTGGGGCGTGTCGGGTTCATGTGCAAAGGTTCCTACGAGTGCACGGTGACGCTTGCCCCGCCTGCTGCGATAACCGCAGCCGTAGACAGGGGGCTGGAACGATGAGCGACGGCAAAGGAGCGAAGGGCGCGAGTGACCGAGAAGTGCGCGCTCACATTCGCCGCGTGCTGAAGAAGCTGTTGCCGAAGGGTGGAGAGAGAAAAGGCGCGGGCGACCCAAAGCGGTTGACGGTCGCCCGCGCAGTTAGCGTCGGCGGGGGGCGTTGTGCCGACGCGGGAGAACAGATTAAATCCAGTATACGTGCCCATGAACGTAGCGATGTACTTTGCTGGACCTCTCGAAGGAGCAAGTTTCATCTACCTAACTCCGAGGGAGTACGCTGGCGCATAATAGTAATACGATACGTAGCAATGATGTGCTTTGATGTTGCTGGGATCAACGAAGCCGCATTGGCGCAGAAGAGCTGAAAGGCCATCATGCGGCTTCCTTCTTCGAGGGGGCCGCTCGCCGGGATGATGCAGCTCCCTCGCTGCACGAGGGACGAGCATGAGCGTTCACAAGCACTTCGTAGCTGACGCCCTTTATTCCCCGCTTTTTGGCGGCCTTTACCAGGGCGGGCCAGTAGTCAACCGGAATGGAGCCCCTAGCCTTCATGACGGTGGCGTGGCTCTCCCGCTTCAATCCAAGATCTCTGGCCAACTCAGAGGCCGATGGCCACAAGGCGATAATGTCGTGAACGCTGCTCATGCCCTATTGCTACAGTACGTAGCAGATGAAGTCAACCCCCATCGTAGCAGCGAGTTTGCTACAGACTGGAGAATGAAAACACGGGGCGAACGTCTGGCCTGGGCCAGAGAACAGGCTGGTTATGCGTCCAAGAGTGAGGCTGCGCGCGCACTCGGGGTGAAGATCAGCACATACAACGCACACGAGCGGGCCGGCCAGCCTGGCGCCCGCGACTTCTCCCCTGAGGATGCGGAGAAGTACGCCAGGGCTTTCCGCGTGGCACACTCTTGGCTTGTCACGGGCAAGGGCGACCCGAAGGCGGGAGGCGACGAAGTGCCGCCGCAATTAAAACCCGCAGACGTATCCCTAGGAAGGTATGTGGTTGCTGGCAAAGTTGCAGCTGGCTCCTTCCGCGAGGTTGATGAGTATTCCGACGAGGAGCCGGTTAAGATCGAAGCTCCGGCGGATATGAAGTACCCAGACGCACGACGCATAGCATTCCAGATCGAGGGCGACTCGATGAACAAGGCGAAACCTCCCATGCTGGAAGGTGGATATGTGCTTTGCGTGGATTTCGATGACCTGGAGAACCGGGTCCCGCTCCGCGATGGTATGAAGGTCGTCGTTGAGCGCACCAAGTTGGGCGGGCAACTCCGCGAGTGGTCCGTAAAGGAGGTGGAGCTCTACGAGGATCGCGTTGAGTTCCACCCTCGCTCGGACAACCCGCATCACAAGCCAATCGTCGTCCCGCGCAACTACGAGCCGGAAGATGGTACCGAGGTAAGGATCCTGGCACTTGTCCGGAGCGTGCACTACCCTGCTGATTAGTACGGCGGCTCAATCCATTCGACCTTCACTCCGGTAACTGTCCCAATCGGGCACTCGCATTTCCCGCACATGAAGGACTGCCTCGCCAGAAGGCCACTCTCAATCAGCTCGTCTTCCGTTGTGATGTACGGCGGAAGGGCCTGCAGGTATCGCGAAGAGGGCCTCTGGCAGTTGTAGCAGTTCAGAAAGACTTGGAAGCGCGGCACCTCGCCCCGATACCCGCTGTCATAGTCTTGCTGAATCATTTGGCTCGACATCCGTTTCTCCCGTTGACGCTGCGTCAGGCTGACTCAGAAATGAGAACAGAACAAGAACATGGTCCTGTGGATAGTGGGGATCACTCTCCATAATTTCCTAACTGCCTGAAGGCTAAGGAAGAAAGCCATCTGCTACGACCTGTGACAAATGACTTGACCCGTACTGCTACGTGCTGTAGCAATAGGTTCATCGATTTCACAGGTGAGCCGCAATGCAGACCCTCCCCACCTTCACTCTTGAAGTCCTCCGCGATGGCTTTGCCATTGTGTTCCTGATCGGCGTTGTCGCGCTCGCTTGTGTGGCTCTCGGTGGGGGCTACTGAGATGGCACAGCAGGCAATCACTCCCCGCCCAACCCGCCGCTCTCCCGAAGTGCTTCGCGCTGCCGCTGAGGCCATGGCGCCCGAAGTGGCCCAATGGTGCGAAGAGCCGGTTAGCGAAGAGATCATCTCGGGGCTCGAAAAAGCTCTCCGCTATGACCAGGATGGGTACGAGTTGGCTCAAGCGCTTGAGCGAGCTTGGGGTATCTCGCCTGACGCGGAACTGGTCGAAATTCTCGATAGTGCGTGGTCCCACCTTTGGGATGCGGAGCGCAAAGCCGTCTGCGATTGGGTGAAGGCGAACGGTATCAGCCTTGACCTCGATCTTGAGACGATGGTCGAGACACCGGGTGGCGTCGGCCCGATCCGCGCCAGGAATGAAGCAGAGGCAACATACACGGTCTTCCTTGAGGACCATGGCAAGGACAAGCCCGGCACGTACATCGGCAGCATCTATGTCGCTGAGAAGTGCAAGGCCGTGGAGGTTGTGTGATGTTCCACTTCCCACGCCGCTCTCTCTCCCGCTTCGACTTCGACATGGCTCTTCGCGACATGAAGAACAGCCGCGAAGCCGAGAAGCTCCTTGCCGCCGAGACGCTCCAGGCCATCAAGGACGCAGACATGACCCTTGGCGTTCTTGGCGTTGGTAAAGCCGACGATCTGCGCCGCCGTCTCTATGACCTGACCTGCAAGCTGGAGGCGCGTCGATGAGCAAGCATACTCCTGGGCCGTGGGCGGTAGAGTTCAACAGCTATGGGACCGCGTTCGTATACGGCGGCCCTGCTACTGAACAGACATCATCTACAGGCGTGAAGTACCGCGCCATTGTGTGCGGAGGCGACAACCCCGCCACTCTTAAGAGGGACGACGCCCGTCTTATCGCCGCCGCTCCTGAGATGCTGCAGGCGCTGAAATGGGCAGAAGAGCACGCCGCCGAAAGCGAAGCCGGACGTGACGATGCTTGGTACCAGAACCTTGCGAAGCTGGAAGCAGTCATCGCCAAAGCGGAGGGCCGCAATGTCTAACGTCATTCGCCCCCGCCCTCGCCTTCGCGCCCTCCCCTTGATCACCTCTGAGCAGATCGCCGTCAGGGATGCTCTGGCAGAGGACGACAAGCCCGCCTGCTCCGCATGTGCTGACCGTGGGGTGATCTTCTTCCAGACGGCATACGGCCCGAGCTACCGCCCCTGCCCTTGCGGCGGGACTGATGCGGATCGGGTGGAACTGCCTGAATTCGATGGAGCTGCGTGATGAGTCTGCAGCAGATTGAGCCGGATGATTTCGACATCTTCGTTGCTGGGCATGTCGGCGTTCTAAAGCGATGCCCGTTCTGTGGTTCCGACCCTCTGGTCCACAACAGCGTGCGGACGGAAGGTACCTTCAGCGGCAAGCCAGTTTACCGCAGCACCGTTTCCTGCGTGAGGACCGATTGCATGGCCAGCGTGGGCTACAACGCCGACAACAAAGAGGACGCTCGGAAAGGCGCGATAGATCGCTGGTCTCGTCGGGTGGAGGCCGACTAATGCCCCGTTTCAGCAGCCAAGAGTCCACGGTTCTCCTCGAAGTCGTCGAGACATTCGCTGGCACCACACAGGACGCCAAGATCCGCGCCTGCCTGAACAGCATCTCCCGCAAGGTCCGCCAGTGCAGAGATCACCACGTCCGCAGAGCAACCGAACAACGGAGGGCCGGTCGTGTCGTTCAAAAGCCCTGAGTGCCGCGCCTTCAGCCGGAAGGCTCACAATCTCGCTCTCTTCCTCTTGGGGGCAGTGACCCTCGTAGCCTTTGGCGTCCTGCTTCATTCGGTTTGGGTACTGCGTCCATGAGGCAGGTCGTCATCAATCTCCGGTGGGAAGGCCCTGAAACCAAACGGTTAGCCCGCCTGAAAGCCACCACCACCGCCCGACTCTGCAAGGAGCTTGGACGGCCGAAACCCATCCTGAAGCTGCCGAAGGACAAGCATCAATGAGCAACCAATCCAACGCCGTGGCTGTCCAAGAGTCTGTCTCTGCTCCCGCCATTCCAGAGAGCGCCGCGATCATCCAGGTGATCGAGCGCGCCGCCATGAACCCAAATGTCGATATCGACAAGATGGAGAGGCTGTTGCAGATGCAGGAGCGCATCATGGAGCGGAACGCCAAGGCTGCCTATGCGGCTGACCTCGCCCGGATGCAGCCCGATCTCCCGATCATTACCGAGCGCGGCGGCATCAAGGATCGAAGCGGCAACATTCAGAGCACCTATGCCCTCTGGGAAGACATCAACGAGGCCATCAAGCCGGTCCTCGCCAAACACGGCTTTGCCCTGAGCTTCCGCACCGGTCAGGAAGAGGGACGCATCACGGTGACGGGCGTCCTCTCCCACCGTGACGGCCACAGCGAAGAGACGACCATGCATCTGCCGATCGACACCAGCGGCAGCAAGAACTCCGTCCAGGCGCTCGGCTCCTCCATCTCCTACGGCAAGCGGTACACCGCAGGCGCCCTGCTCAACATCACCAGCCGCGGCGAGGATGATGACGGCAAGGCAGCCGGTGGCGGTGAGACGATCACCGAAGAGCAGGCCATGACCATCCGCGAGCTAATCGAAGCTGTCGGGGCCAACGAAAAGAGATTCCTCGAATACCTGAAATCGCCAAGCGTCTCGGCTATCCCGGCCAAGGACTACGAGCGTGCTGTTGCGGCCCTCAACGCAAAGAAGGGCAAGCAATGAGCGAGATCGTTCAAGGCTCTGAAGAATGGCTCGCCATTCGCGTCGGCAAGGTTACGGCCTCCCGAGTGGCAGACGTGATTGCCAAGACGAAGAGCGGCTGGGGAGCGTCCCGAGCGAACTACATGGCAGAACTCATCGCAGAACGCCTGACCGGTGAACCTGCTGAGAAGTTCACCAGCGGGGCGATGAAGTGGGGCACGGAGATGGAGCCGGACGCCCGCATTGCCTACGAGTTCCGGACGGATGCCGAGGTGGTTCAAGTCGGCTTCGTCCCGCATCCGGCTATTGCCATGACGGGCGCGAGCCCCGACGGCCTCGTTGGGGTGGACGGGCTAGTCGAGATCAAGTGTCCCAGCACGGCCACCCACATCGACACCCTCATCAGCCAGACTGTCCCGGGCAAGTACGTCACGCAGATGTTCTGGCAGATGGCCTGCACCGGCCGTCAGTGGTGCGACTTCGTTTCCTTCGATCCTCGCATGCCCGAGCACATGCGGCTGTTCGTGAAGCGCGTCCCTCGCGACGACGCCCGCATTGCGGAACTCGAGCGGGATGTTGCCGACTTTCTGGCCGAGCTGGATGGCAAGCTCGCTGAGCTCACCGCCCTCTATGAGAGGAAGGCTGCGTGATGTCTGCCGCTCCTATTCTCTTCCAGTGGACGGGCGAGGCCATGGCACCTCACCCTCGCTTCCGGCGAGAGTGTGACGCCTCGTTCGTGGTCGGTGAGAACTACCGCCTTGCCGTTCAGGAGCACCGCTCCCAGGCCAATCACAATCATTACTTCGCGGCCATTCAGGAAGCCTGGATGAATCTGCCCGACCTCATGGCCGAGCGGTTCCCCACGACCGAGCATCTTCGCAAGTATGCGCTGATCAAGGCTGGCTATCGGGACGAACGGTCCATTGTCTGCAACTCCAAGGCCGAGGCGCAACGCATTGCCGCCTTCATTAAGCCCATGGACGAATTCGCCGTCGTGACCACTCACGAGGCCGTTGTGACGGTCTGGACGGCTAAGAGCCAATCCAAGGCCGCCATGGGTAAGCAGGTATTTCAAGAGAGCAAGAACAAGGTTCTGGATGTGCTGGCTGAGATGATCGGCGTCCAGCCTGAGACGCTCACGCGGAATGTCGGGAGGGCGGCATGACCAAGCGCAAGCACCGCTCGGCCAAGGAACGCGCCCGCCTGTTCAAGCTCTTCGGCGGCAAGTGCTACCTCTGCAATGGAGCCATCGACGGCACGAAAGAGGCATGGGAGATCGAGCACGTGATCCCGCTCGCTCAGGGAGGTGACGACGAGGACAGCAACCTCCAGCTCGCCCATGCCAAGTGCCACAAGGCCAAGACGGTTCAGGATGTAGGCAACATCGCCAAGGCCAAGCGCCGGGAAGCTCGCCACACAGGGGCGGCAGTTCCGAAGCGTTCCATCCCGCAGCCTCCGAGGGCTCCCAAGCGCCCCTCCAAAGAGCTTCCGCCCCGCCGCCCCCTATTTCGCCAAGCATCGTAAGGCAGACAAATGACCTTAGTGAAACGATTGGAAGACGCCATTGAACATCACCGGATCATGTGCTGCGCACTGACCGTCCGAGCCATGGATCGAGAGACGAAGGGCGAAGGCATCCGTGAAGAGCTTTCCAATGCAGACGCCAAACTCCTCGACACGATCATAGCCGCTCTATCCGAAGGAGAGATGGTGAGGGTGCCGAGAGAGCCGACTGAGGAGATGCTTATTCGTGGCAGCGAGGCAATCGACCTTGCGGAAGACGACGGACACAACGCTGACAACTGGAAGATTGAAGCGCGAGAAGCCTACCGCGCCATGATCTCCGCTTCCCCCTCTGTCAAGGAGCACGGGAATGTCGAGTGAGAAGAGAAATCAGGGCGCACCCTTCGGGTCAGGCTCTCGTCGTTCCGATCAAGCTGCTTCGCATCTTGACCCTGCGGGCCTCGATCCTTTGCGCAAGAACTCGCCGCCTACGTTGGAATGGGAGTACGTGTCCGGCGTCGGCCACGTGTCCCGCACGTCATTGACTTATTTTTTCAATGCGCCAAGCGGAGGATGGGAAGCTAGTGGGTGGAAGGGCATTCACCGCATATTTCATGCGACCAGGAAGACGTTCGAAGAGGCAAAGGCGGCAGCGCAATCGGATTATGAGAGCCGACTTGCTTCCGCCGCATGCGTCAGCGATGGCAACCGGAACGGCGAAGACCGCGATAGCGGGCTGAGTGCGAAGCATGCCAGCGCGGTGCCCAACGGGCAGACGCCCTCTCCCTCTCTTCCTGAGACTACCGGGAGTGAGGCAAAGCGCGTCTCGATCTCGAAAGAGCTATTCGATGATTTGCGGAGCGTTCTAAGCGATGCCAGCAGCGGCAATGACCCCGACGATGACCCGATAGCCGATCTTGTGAAGCGGCTGAATGCTGAGACCGCCTCCCCCCTCCCCACCAGGACGGACTATGCGGAGGAAGCATTCATCCTCTTGACAACAGGCGACGGCGAAGGAGCGGAACTTGTTCTTGGCCGAGACACGCTGCGTCAGAAGACCCGCGAGTGTCTTTGGTGCGGGGACGAGCCGGATAATGAACTTGAGGACTACATCCAGCGCATTCTTAGTATCGTCTCAGACCCAGATCATCCCGAATGGCAAGAATATGGGAAAACGCCTCGTCTCGTATTCAGCTTCGAGGATGGCGGCATTGAAATCATCAAGGTTCAGGTTTCCCAAGCCCTCCTCACCCTCCAGCAGGACCGGGACGAGGCCAAGTGCCATAATTCCAAAATGACCGTTCTGGCATTTCGTCATGCAGTAACCGTAGCTCGGCAACTGAAAGAAATCGCCACCCTCCAGCAGGAGAACGAGAAGCTGAAAGCCGAGATTGCGTCCGGCTCGTGGTTCAAAGAGGCGGACATCGATGCTCTCCTGCGGAGGATCACGGAACTGGAGAAGGAACGGGACGAGTGGAAGCGTCTTTGCGACGAGGGCGGCAAGGTCGAAGTCTATTGGAGCAATCGCGCCGAGGCTGCGGAGGCTCAAGTCGCCACCCTCCAGCAGAAGACCGCAGGGCTTGAGGAAACCTTGCGCCGTGTCCATCCCAACCCGGCAGACTATCGCTATTGGGAAGGCCGGTATCGTGATGAAGCCGCTCGCGCCGAAGCCCTCCAGCAGGAGAACGAGAAGCTGAAGGCCGAGATGGCGTCCGGCTCGTGGTTCAAAGAGGCGGACATCGATGCTCTCCTGCGGAGGATCACGGAACTGGAGAAGGAGCGGGACGAGGCGAGGACAATCGTTGCCTGCGCGAACAACTCAGCTTTCGGCTCTCACGGGTATTTCACGGAGGCTTCAGCAGGCAGGACGCTGGCGGAAGCCATCGAGGATCTGAAAGCGGATTGCCGGATGCAGTTCGCCCGCGCCGAGAAAGCCGAAGCCGCCCTCACCGCCTCCCAGGCAGAGCGCGACCGTCTCAAGGGTGAGGTGGAGCGGAAGGACAAGGCGCTAGAGGAGATTGCCGCCCTTGATTATCGGTATGCGGCCACGAACGGGTGCGCTTCCAAGGCTAACCGGATCGCCCGCACCGCCCTCTCCTCAAAGGCAGGAGACGGGGAATGAGCCAGCCCGTTCGCGTTCAGCTATCCCGTCGCAAGGGCTGGAGGATGCCAGAGAACACCGTGAAGGTGACGCGGCCTGGACCATGGGGGAACATGTTCGTGGTCTCGACCAAGGTGAGGCCAGGGGCAGGTGTCGGCGGACACTATATCGCCGTGCCAACTGTCGAAGATGCGGTCGAATGCTTCCGGCTGCTCATGGAAGAGCGGCCAGACTTGTCCGACGCCGCACGCGAAAGGCTCCGAGGCAAGAACCTCGCCTGCTGGTGCCGCCTCGATCAGCCCTGCCATGCTGACGTGCTGCTTGAGATTGCGAACCGTCCGGTTTGCGAGGCAGTTTCCCCCTCTCCCTCACAGGTCTAACCCATGGAACGCAACCCATTGAAGGACAAGCTTCGGGCTGAAGACCGGGAAGGCTTTCGGCTCGTTACTACGCTCACTCAGATAGGTGGAAGATGAGCAATCTCCTGACCCTTGCAGAGGCGGCCGAAGCGCTCAGGATGTCCGAGCGCACCTTGCGCGAACACGTGAGACAAGGTGACATTGCCTACATCGCCATCGGGCGCGGGGCCCAGCGACGGCGCCGCATGTTTGACCCGGCAGACCTCGACGCCTTCAAAAACCGGCAGCGGAGAACCGACCTTTGTCCGTCTACAAGCACAAGAAATCGCCTTTCTACCACTACGACTTCCAATACAAAGGTCAGCGTCTTACCGGTTCGACCGAATGCACGAACAGGCGGGACGCCGAGAGGAAGTTCCGTGAGGAAATCCGGCCCGCGCGCCGCGCGGAAGTGGATCAAGCCGTCCGAGACTCCTCCCCCGGCAAACCCATGAGCTGGGGCGAGGCCCGTGACCGGTATTGGGCAGAGGTGGGCCAGCACCATGCGGGCGAAGGTGCCGCCAACACTCAGCGGGCTCTAGAATGGCTGGACACCCACATCGGGCGCGGGACGCTCCTCCGGGATATCGGTAACGGTAAGGTGGCTGAGATCGTGGCCAAACGGCGCGGCGACGGTGTGGCGCCGGCCACCGTCAATCGGTCCGCAACGGAGCCCCTGCGCAAGGTCATGCTACGGGCCCGGGATATCTGGGAACAGCAGATCCAGGCGATCCGCTGGAAAGAGCATCTCCTGCCAGAGCCGGAAGAACGGGTACGGGAACTGACGCAGGAGGAGGAACAGCGGCTGTTGGAGAACATTCGCCCCGACTACTTGCCCCTCTTCCTGTTCTCGTTGGCCAGCGGCGTCCGTCTGGGTGGCTGCCTGGCCCTGCGCTGGCAGGACATCGACTGGGGCGGCCGCGAGGTCCACATCAAGGGCAAGGGCGGCAAGAACTACAAGATCCCGCTCTCCGTCACTATGCGCGAAATCCTGTGGCCGCTGCGGGCCCATCACCCGGAGGCCGTCTTCACCTACGTGGTGCAGCGGACGCGCGGGAAGCGGATACGGGGCACTTGCCTCCCGATCACGGCCTCGGGGCTCAAAACGGAATGGCGAAGGGCCCGTGAGGCCGCAGGACTGCCCAGCACGGGCGAGGATTGGGAAAGAGGCTATCGCTGGCACGACAATCGCCATACGCGGGCCACGCGACTTCTACGTCAGAACGGCAACCTGAAAATGGTGCAAAGGCTGTTGGGCCACCGCAAGATCGAGACGACGGTGAAGTACGCGCACGTTACAATGGATGACCTTCGGGATGCTCTCGACACAGAGTCCCGAACTCGTCCACAAAACCACGGAGGTCAAAAGCGCCTAAGATGA